GTTCACCCTCTACGGCATTAACTCTTCCACCAATCAACAAGGTCTTTACTCTTTGGATTTTGTCATTAATTCTGAAGAACAATCCTGTAAGAGATAGTTTTATATCTTCTTCTGTTTGTAATTGTGTTCCGACACTTATGTTGCCTGGGCCGTAATCGTGTTGCTTGTGACAGAACAATATGTATTGTTCTCTTTGTAATCTTTTAAATTCTTCAGTCATCTGTGGCCATTCTTGTTCCATTAGTGTTACAATGTCGCCGTGGTTGCCTGTTAAATAAGAATTTACTTCTTTTTTTGTACTTGATTCTTTTATGTATGTTTCACTCATATTTTACTCCGATTTCATACTTGAATATACGACATTTTTGCCATACAAGTCAAGTACTTTTTTAAATAATTTTATCGATGATACCATACTCTAAACATTGTTTGGCATCTAAGTATGTATCGTTTCTATTCATTCTCTTCCAAAACTTTACATCCTTGTTAGTTACTTCCGCGAGTAACTGATTAATATCTTTTGCTAATACTTTTAAATGGTCAACACCTCTCATAACATCAGTAGATTTACCAACCTCTACTGCAGAACCCTCATGTACCATCACAGTCGAGTGGTTTGTCATTGTTCGAGTTCCTGTACCACAAGCTAATAATACTGCTGCAGCACTCATACAAGTTCCAACACAATGTGTATTAACCTTAACATCCATGTTTTGAATATAATCAACCAACCCCAACATAGCATAAACATCTCCACCATAAGAAGCGATATTAAGATTTATCGCATCTAAGTGTGGATTTACCCTCTGTAGGTAATCCAATTTAACTATTGTACTATATAAACTATCAATGTCAAATTCAAAATTCATGTATGTAGTGTTCGTATATGAATTTACACCCCACTCCATCTCTGACATTGCGAATTGTTCTTCTTTTTTATAACCTTGTTCTGCCATTACTTGCTCCATATGTTTTTAAGTTCTTTGTCTGATACACCATATTTCATTATGATTGATGTAACCTGTTCTTTTGTTAATATTTCCAAATGTTGTTCAACCTCTCGTGTACTACATTCAAAGTAATCCACTAAATGTTCCATAGCCCATTTTTCAACTTTTGATTTCTTCTTTGATTTTGTATATCTAAGAAATGTTCTACCTCTTGGTATTATGTCAACATAAAACTGATACAAATTCTTTGGTTTTAATTCCCAATACTTTTGTATTTCATTTACAACCTCTAACCATTCAGATTTCATACTAAGAAATCTATGTACCATATAGTTACTCCAAGTTTTTTTATCAGCATCTGATAAGGAGTCCCAATACATAGTATTTTGAACATTAGTAATTTGTTTTATGTGGTCGAATAACGATTTTGTTTTTGCCATAATAACCTTTTGATATATATAAATAGAGAATATAATCTCTAAAATTTAATTTATTTAAAAGTGTTTCCTGCAACCCAACAAACACTTGTGTACCTTACACCTTTAGTGACTGGTGTAACTTGGTGTCCTGCAAATGATGGAAATATAATCAATCTACCTGGTTCTGGTTCAATTATAGTATCATCAAATAATATAAAATCTCCACCCTCATATTCATTATTTAAAAATAATACTGCAGTCATTTTAACTATACTAAAATCATCTGATGGATGAAAATCTGCGTGTGGTGTGTACCAATCTCCAACTTCATATTTATGACCAGTATATTCATTTCTATGAATCCCACCGATATCAAATTTATAATAAAGTTGATTTGCTAGTTTAAATGCGTTCCAATATTTTGTTAATATTTCCTCATCCGTATAGAGTGCAACATTTAAGTTACAAACTGCAGGGTCTTTTTTATACTTAGGATTAGAATCTGCACCATAGTAAACATCCTTTTGTTTCTTCACACAATCTTTATCAATTCGCGTTATAAACTCATCACACTCTTCTTGAGTAATAAAGTTTTTTCTATCCACCCACCATCTAAAATTTGGATTAGGTGTAAAGTTCTGTTCTATTGGTTTATACAAAGGTATCACCTATTATAAATTCTTGAATACAATGTCGTATTCCCTTTGTAACTGGAGTTACTCTATGAAAAAATATTGGTGAGAATACAATTAAAGTTCCCTTTTCTTGTGGAATTGTATAATACTCCATAGAATGTGGGTCTTGTATAGCAAATTGTGTTTTACCACCCTCATATTCACTTGGGTCTGTTAATTGTACAATACACGCTAACTTTCTTAGAGAACTTTGGCCTGCATTAAAATCTGAATGCCAAGTATAAAAATCTTCAGTCTCTCCATTATACTGAATCATTTTTATATTGTTTTCTACTTCTTGAATATTAAAGTTCCAAGATAACTGATTCATTACTTTTGCAGATAAAAATAATTTCTGTTGTATGTCTGAATAATCACCCTTTGCATAATCTCTCATATCTTTATGTAAATACCATTCTTTAACACTTCTAAATTCTAAATTATGGTCTGAACCCATATGTGGTTCTATACAACCTGTTTCACCCTTTTCCGTACTTTTAACCCTTTCAATAAACTCATCACATTCTTCTGGTGTAAAGAAGTTTGGTTTTGTCATATACCATTGAAAGTTTTCATTCTTTTTCATCTTAGTGGTTCTCCTATGTAGGTTTCTCTCATTATAAATCTTTCTCCACTTTTAAGTGGTGTAACCATATGGTTCGTAAACGATGGGAACATAAATAAATATCCTTGTTTATATGGACATTTAAAAAAATCTTCTTTTTCATTACTAAATGCAAAATGTAAATCACCACCATCAAAATCTTTTGGGTCGGATATTTGAATCAAGCAAGCTATTTTGTTTAATGATAGTATTCCAGCATCTGTACCCGAATGCCAATTGAAATGGTCTCCCTTTTGATATTCAATAGTTCTAAAATCCCCTTGATTTCGTTCAATATCGAATTTCCAAACCCTATCATTTGTAATCTTTACTATAGTATTTAGTTTATCTACCAACCAACTATAATCATTCTTTATATTACTATTTAATTCTGGTAATAAATATATTTCATTACAATCACGATGGTGAGATAGATTAACTTTTGTAGGCTCTTCTTCTTGTGGATTATATGTTCCACCTTGAACCCAACTATCTTCACCCTTAACTTTTTTTACTAAATCATTACATTGTTCTACACTAAGAAATGATAAATGTATAAACCATTTAAAATCATTGTTTTCTTTCACCTAAAAGTATCTCCGTGTAACCAACCAACGATGGAATATCTTGAGCCAGAAAGTAATGGTGTAATTCTATGTATTACTAATGGATTAAAAATAATTACACTCCCCTTTTTTCTTGTACCCTTAACAAAACTATCACTATCTTTGGTTGTTAATGCAAACTCTAAATCTCCACCATCATAATCATCACCATCTGATAATTGAACTATAACACTTAATTTTCTCGTTGATTCATCACCTTTACCAAAATCTGGATGCCATCCATACCCATCACCCTTTACATATTTTAATAGTTTAAAATTCTCGTAAGAATCCCAATCAATATCGTAATTGAAATGTAGTTTATTAGCAACCTTAGTGAGATTTAATATTTTATCAGTAATTTTACTACTTTCTATTTGGAACTCTGTTGCTTTTCTGTAATCTCTAACCTCACTACCACTCAAACCAACAAGTTCAGCTCTACTACCATTGGTATTGATTGTGTGTTGAGATTCACCAAAACTTTTATTTTTAATAAAATCTATTTCTGAATCACTTAGAAAGTTTTCCTTTTCAATATAATACTTAAAACCATTATTTTTTTTCATACTTACTCTTTAAGGTCCTTTTGGTGGTAAGTTATGCACCACCACCACCTTTTGGTGGTAAGTTATGAACTAATATATCACTTGAAAAATAAGTATCAATATCCTCTACATCTAATGAATAGAAAGTTTCATCGGTAGTTACTTCGACTGTTGATGTTACTTCAATAAGGTTACCATCCTTATCCATTAGTTCATCACCAACTTCAATTTCAAATGCTCTAAGGAATTTATACTCATTTGCTCGTTTTACAAATATCATCCCCATCCAACCAAACTTATAAGTATCATTTATTATATAATGTTCTGGTTGTACATTAGAAGATACCTCAAGTACAACTGAACCACTCGAAACACTATTGGTTAAATCTGTTGATGAATATGCTGCAAAATCGTGGTCACTTAAACTCATTCCAACTGGTTGATATGATTTAACCACATCACCAACTTCTACATCTTGTATTTGTTTAGTACTACCATCATACATACGAATTAAACTTCCACTCGGTGTTGTAGTACCTCTATTTGCAACCAGTTTCCACTTATACCAATCATTATCTATAGATGAACTTACACCTGTAGGTGGATTTATTTGTATGTATTGTGGACTATAATAAGAACACAATACTTCTGTATGTTGTGGTGTGAATAATATATATGCTCTACCAGTCCCTAAGTATTTATTTCCATTACCATCTAAACTACCAGAAGATGGAATAAATTTTTCTGGATAAGTAGATATACCAGTACTCGTCTCGATATCATACCAATATGTCATACTGGTGTGAACGCGCTCTTTATAATCCGAATTTGATTCCCAAGTTTGTTCAACTCCATCCGCATCTGTATAGGTAGATGAGTATATATTTCTTTGTTCTGCATTAGTTATATATGAGTTAAAACTTATATTGAATGGACTAACTAATAATGAACCATCTTCAGTTTTAGATTTTAAAACAAAATCTGGCCAAGTTCCTACTCCACGATTAGCTGCAATTGATGATGAAGTAAAACCATCTATAAATGTCTCACCAACATTTGCACTCTGAAGTATAGTTCTAAATTTAGTTTTATCCATAGAACCAGTAGCCATTGTATATAATGTATCATCTGCTCCGTAACCATTTGGTGTATCAACGAAAAGATGAAATTTACTTGAAGATGCCTCTACCCGAGAATTAACATATGGTGCTGAACTATCATAAACAAAAGAAGAACTTATGTTATGATTAGCGAAACTTGCGGATATACTTGAAAGTTTAGTTTGTCTTGGATTTTGCATATCTGCCCAAGTAGAACCATAAATATTTACACTACTATAACTTTGTGTAACAGCATATTGTGCAATTCTATCAAAGAAATCCGAACCTTGTACTGATAAAGGTATCTGTACACTTGGATTTGTATTAAACTCAAATATTTTTGTATCATTACTACCACTCTCAATAGTAAAATCATATGCACCAATAAATGCTGAATAACTATGATTTGGCCAATCTCCTGCACTACCTGTTATGTAATCACTAATTTCTTTTACTTTAGCGTTTACATCTGATTTTTGTGTATAATTTACTATACTCATTAACTTCTCCTAATGATACTTTTATTCATATATAAATATCATATTTTTACATTATAGTTACTATTTAGGAACATCTTCTGTGCTGATTTATTCCAACTATCTGATTGTGCCCACCAAGAATCCCAATCTTGGCAATATCTATGTAGTGAATTAACAATCTCACCACCTATACCTTTATTTCTATATTTAGGATTTACATAGATGTTACATATTTCCTTTGTTTCTGTATTTAACCAACCCCAACCTTGTATCATTTGTTGTGGATTAAATACTACAAACTTCCAACCATTGTCTAATCTGATTTTTGCTTTAGGTAAATCCCACATATCATCCCACTTAATTATTGAATTAAAGTAGTCTATCTCATATTGTAAATTATATAAGGTACACTCATCATAATCAAATGATGGACATAAATCAGATACTTCCGCATCTTCCCTATTGATGTTAAATAACATCTTCAACACCTTTACCATCAGTTACACAACCATCTCTAACAACTTCGGTATCTTTTATTGTCTGTAATATCTCATCACATTTTTCGTGTGATAGGAATGTTGGTATTTGAATTGAGAATTTAAATGCTTTATTTTCCCCCATGTCCTGGCGCATTATGAACTAATATATCTGATGAAAAGTATGTATCAATATCTTCTACATTGAGTGAATAAAAAGTTTCAGTAAGATACTTCTCTTCCACTGCAGTGACATCAATCCAATTACCATCTTTATCAAATAATTTATCATCCACTTCTACCTCATAACCTTTTCTAAACTGAAAGTATCCCAAACCACCCCTATCCATATAGACTCCTGCTAATTGTGGAATCTTATAAGTATCATTTATCAAATAGTATAAATTTACTTCTTCTGAATGTACATCCACAACAACTGAACCACTTGCAAAACTATCACTTACATCTGTAGAACTCCAACTTAAATAATTCATATCACTATCTGGCATTCCCAATGAACCAGAACCACCTGGTTGATACGATTTAACTACATCACCAACCTCTACATTTTGTACCAATTTAGTACTATTATCATACATACGAATTGTTGCACCATGTGGTGTAGATGGGCCTTGGTAGGGTTTTAATGTCCACTCGTACCAATCATTATTCAGAGATGAACTTACACCTGTTGGGGCGTTTAATAATGAAAACTTACTATTATAGTAAGTACCAAGTGTAATTACTTTTTCGGGTGTTAATAATTGTACACTTCTACCATTACCTATGAATTTTCTTGCACCATCATCACTACCTGATGAAATAATATAATCCTCTACATAATTACCCGTTCCATCTTCCACATCTATACCATAAAAGTGTTGCATACTCTCTGTGAATGGTGTACCCACACTCCAATTTACTTCATTTCCATCAGCATCTGTAAAAACACTTCCGGTTAGCTCTCTTACTTCTGCACTACTGATGTATGAATTAAATGAAATCGAACCATCAGCTGTAACCATAAATGATGCATGTTTAGCTAAATCTTTTAAAACATAATCTGGATAATCACTAACCCCTTTATTTGCTGCTATTGAAGCTGAATTAAATGCCCCAATTAAAGAATCACCACCAATTGGTGATGCCCCAAGTATAGTTCTAAAACTTGTTTTAGTAAATGAACCACTTGATATCTGATACAAAGTATCATCCGTGTTACTTGGTGAAGCTACGAATACATGGAAACTCCCCGAATTTGAAGCAGTTCCTCTTTTTGCTAAGTATTGTGCTTGGTCTGTATAATTAAATGATGAACTAATATTATATTGAGCAAAACTTGCAGATATTGTAGGTTGTGTTGCAGTAGGTGGATTATATGTTCCAAATTGAAAACTACCATATACTTGTACATCTGAATAACTTTGTGTTGAGGCATATTGTGCAATATCATCATATATGTTTCCATATAGACTACTCATCTGAGTACTATTGATTGCAGTATTCATCTCAAATACCTTTACATCATCACTACCACTTTCAATTGTAAAATCATAACACGCAAGTATTCCTGCGTAAGATGAATCAGGCCAACCACCAGCACTACCTGTAATGTAATTAGATAGTGATTCTAACTTCGTTTCTACATCTGATTTCTGACTAAATATTGTTATTGACATAAGGTTCTCCTATATATATTATAAATATCTCTCATATAAATTTTTGGTAAATAATTCGTTAGATAAAACTCCAGCGTGGTTGCCACCAACTGCCTCATCTTCCCAACACCCAAGATATTCATCTATAACATTTGTTAGTAATCTAATTCCTTTATTTTCCAAATAATTCTCAATCAGTAATTGATTTCTGTATAGATTGTCATTATCATATTCATCGTTCTGTAAATTTACAAGTGAATCGTGAGCTAACAACCCATCATCAGTTTTCCAATAATCCCATTTACCATCAGGCTTAAAAGAGCATTTCCTACCATCTAATGTGGTGTACTCTCTCCTATGTGGATACGTATATAAAACAACAATTAAATCTGGTTTTAAAATTTCGGTATATGATAGAACTGCTCTACTAATTGTATCATTAGATATTCCTTGAATACCACAATTAATATGTGAGTGTTGAATTTCGTTTGCTAATAAATGTGGCCATGTTTCCTCATTTCCTACACCTACACCCAATGTATGACTGCATCCAAAAGTAAGTAACTTAGATTTTGATGAAAAATAAGTTTCTAAATCATCTCCCCTAAATCCAAGTTCATTAAATGTATATCCACCAACTACTCTACCAGATTTATCTCCACCGACAGTTTTATGTGTTTGATTCTTTCTTGATTTTAAATCATCAAATATATCAAACTCTTTATGAGTCCAGTGCGGGTTCAAGACCTGTTCCCTTTAACATCTCGGTTGGTACTTGTCCACAATTACCACAACTAAATACTTCAATTGGAACTAATCCTTCTTGACCATTCGGTGACATTATTGCAGATATCCTTTTTATAATCGTTGATGTTATAAACAAATAATTACCACACGCCTGACAATTTAGTGTATCTGCTTTACTTAAATCTAATTTTTGTTGTGGTTTATTTATCGGTTTTTGTGCTTTCATATTCATTTTACTTTTCCTATTATCTCAACAAACATTGCCATAGCATTTATTTCTTTATCCACTACTACTGCATCACTTTGTTGATATTGACTTAATACTAAAATACATTCTGCGACATGTCCTCTACCCCAATCATCGACTGTATCAAACAACAACCTAAACATATCACTAAAGTCTGTAACTTTGGAATCTGCTAATAATTGTCGAATGTTCTTGAATGCATTCTTCTTATCTTGAGTTTTCAAGATTTCTAAAACTTCTAACTTGTAATCGTTTTGTGTACTCATCGCTTCATCTATAACGAGTTTCTCTTTTACTACCTGTCTCTGAGCAGCATTGATTACTCTTCTGATATCGGGATAACCACCATTCACTATCGTTACGATATCATCTACTTTTGCATCTACCGATTCTTTCTGTAAGATTTTCGACATATGCATCGCGACTTGTTTTCTATCGGGTGGTATAATCTGAAAGGATTGACATCTTGATTGGATTGGGTCAATTATTCTTTCAACATAATTACAAGTTAGGATAAACCTACAATGTTTTGAAAATGTTTCCATTAGATTTCTTAATGCTGCTTGTGCATTTGGTGTAATGTAATCACACTCATCTAATATTATAATCTTCATCTCTGAAAATCCAAGTGTTGATGCAAAATTCTTTACTTTATCACGAACTACATCTACACTATTCTCATCAGATGCATTAATATATAAATAATCACAATCTATATTATTAACGAGTAATTTAGCGAGAGTGGTTTTACCTGTACCTGCACGTCCATAAAGCAAAAGGTGTGGTAAATCGCCACTCTCCAAATACACTTTGACTTTACTTTTGAGATGTTCATTCCCAATGTAAGTGTCAAGTGATTGCGGCCGATACTTTTCTACCCATAAGGTATTTTTAATTTCTTCCATACTATTCCTTTATTGCATCTTCTTCTAAAAATATCTGAACACTCCATCGAATACCAGATGTAATTTCATTTACCCAATGTAAATGTTTATCTGCTATCCAAACATACCCAGCATCTTGTTTCATTGTTCTAACACCATCGTTAGTTTCAAATTGTAATTCTCCACCCTCATATTCACCATACTCTTTATCAGATAATTGAATACCAATCGTAAAACATCTCTTCCTTAGAATTTCACCATCAGTACCTGTCATAACATCATCTATATGTGGTTTAAAATAACAACCTTTACTATAGTGACATATTATCATTGAGTAACCAAGATTATCAATGTTTAAATCTAAAGTATTTGTCCAATCTTTAATCCTATCATAAACCCAAGATATATCATAAGGTGAATTACCCCAAGGCAAAGCATCTGATAACATTTTACTACCAACTTTTTCATATTCGTTGTGGTAGACATCAACTACTCTAACTTTTAATCTAGCATATGATTTTATTTTTTCACATTCTTCTTTACTAAATAATCTTTTTTCTATTAAAGTTTTTTCCATATCCAAATCGGTTCACAAAAAGTTTTATCTTTTGTCTTTTCCGCCAGTTCCCTTGTCTCATCTTTGAATCTATCTTCTGCTGCAGTTCCTGCACCACCACTATTTGGTCTTTTTGCCATTTCCATTCCAATACAACCTTGATACTCTGAATCAGTAAATGTTGATACAAAATCATTCATAGGATTACAAATCTCTAACCATTTCTTACCATGAGAATTTAATCTCTTTTGTTTTGCTCCACTACTCGCATAAACATCACTTATATTCACTAATAAATATCCACCACTTTTGATAGAACCCCATAATTTTTTAATAGTTGTCTGTAAAAATTTATCATTCCACTCATCAATAGTTTTGTATCTTACCCAACTTTGAGTATCATCATAACTATATCTCTCAACTCCAAAATATGGTGGTGATGTAAAGACAGTATCAAACATATCTTTATATTGTTCAAAATCTACATCTTCTGCTGGTGATTCTAAAAACTCTGAATCTTTATCAACCTCGAAGAACATATTTCTGTGTTTTTCGTAGAACTCTTTTTGTTCTCTATAGAGTGGATGGTTTTCTTTTCGTGGGTCTATCCCAAGATAATATTTACCACTCTCACTACCATAGAATCCTGCTAATCTATCTCCCCAACCTGCAGAGAAATCTAATATGTTCTCACTACCCAACTTATCATAGAGTACTTTTGCAACATTAGGTTTAAATTGAGAACAAATATACTTTCTCAAACTTAACATAATCCTAAGATTACCCGCAGTAATTTTTGGTAACTTCAAAGTATATGCAGCACCCATAAGTGATGTCATATATTTTTCTGTTTCCCAAGTTCTCTTTGGACCTGGTGCAATTGTTCCATCCACACTCCAACGATTTACTTGTTGGAAGAAATTACTGGCAGCATTACCTATGTTAACTCTTCTAAAGTATTGTTGTTTACCCTCAAATTCTAAACCATATCTGTATGCAGTTCCCTCACGAGCAAACCACTCTCCCTCTACCAAAATTTCATTATGTCTCATACCCTTTAACTTCATTAAAGCTTTGTAGGCATCATCCTCTGAAATAGTGGCATAGGGAATCTCATAAGTCATTGCTACTTTAGCAAGACTTTCTTTGACATCATCCTTTTCGAATGTTTCTTTGATATACTCCCATTCTTTCTCATCTATTTCAAGATAAGGAGTCATACCTTTAAATTTATCAAAATATTCTAAATACATTATGATTTCTCGAAATTAAAAAACTTCCTCACTGCTGCAGAATCTGGTGTAACCCAATTACTACCATTGGTTGCAGTCTGTTTAGGTGTTGGGATATAATTATCACTCAACAACTCTTCAAACTCAAACCAATCCAACATATGTACTTCACAATCGTGTAATCGTTCCATACTATGAATAGATTCCCTAACTTCCTTACTTAAACCACTATATGGATGTAAGATATGGATAGAACCACCAGCAAGTTCATACTTTCGTACATACTTATCTACTTTGGTTGCTATCTTCTCATCTATACTTCCAGCAGTTCCAGTACTTACACAATCCAAATACACCCTACCAAATTTAGTACTGATTCGGAAATCTATACCCCTATTTGGTGTATAAGTGTAGTGTATCTTTTTATTATTAAGGTATTCTTCTACTTTATCTTCAAGTTTCTTACCGCGTTTATTTGCAGTATGAATCCCTAATTGGGCTTTATCAAGTATATTATTTGCCACTTTTGACTCCTTATGTCACTTGTTGGGTTGCAACCAAGAAATATTGTGATTTATAATCATCAATATTAAAACTGATTGTAGCTAATCCATCTGAACTAACCTTTAATACAGCTTTCTCACATTCTTTATTTGCAGTTAAAATATTTGCAAACATATTTGCGTTAAATGAAATAGGTTCAGTATCACTAAACTCTTCACACTCAACTGGTATTGTTACCCTATTAGTTGCAACATTACTGAATCCGATAACTACTTTTGCACTATTATCTTTTGCAATAATAGTAAATGTATCGGTATCAGGTAACGCACCTTTACCACTAATAAATGTATCAATGAAATACCTATCAATCTTCAATTCTAATTCGAATGTTGATGGTAAGTTTTTAAGTTCTGGTGGTGTTGGTATAACTGACAAATCACTTAACATATACTTTGTATGTGTACCATGTTGCGAGTCTTTCATATTAACACTCACAAACTTATCGCCCATTTTTTGTAAACTAAAATCTACATCTTCTTCTAAGATGGATAGTAGTGATACTAATTGCGAAGTGTTGTAAACTCCAATATCTGATGCTTCTATATCATCGAAGTTGTCCAATACTACCGACCCCACTAATGATTTATCACCACTAATGAACCTTGTAGCCAATTGTTTTCCATTGGATGACCATTTTACTGATTTAATTTCACCACCAAGTGAATACTTGTCGATAAAACGAATTAGTTTTGTTTTATTCATAACCTTATTGTCCTTTTGTTAATAGTTATTACTTATTGTTTCCTATGTATATACATATATACCAGAAATCTCAAAATCAAAAAAATCTTTCAATACTTTGCTGTTTATCTACGACGGCTTCCCACCCCAAACTTTCGTAGAACATTCCTATCTTTTTACTCATTGCTTGTTCAAACATCTTAGTATGGTCAATGTTCGTTTTAATAAAATCTAATATTTGAGGCGGGTCCTCATATCCTTTATAACCAATTACATCAAATCCAAATTCATTATTCTTTAGGTAAACCCACCTAATCTTATTACCATTAGTAATCTTCTCATACTTTCTACCTTCAAACCAATGATGTAATATAGAATTATAATTTATTGCTGCTTTAACATGGACTGGTGCACCCTTTTTATATTTACTGAATGATGACTCTTCATCTTTAGAAATATATTTACCTATACCTTTTACTCCGATAGGATTTGCCAATACACTATAATGTAGCATATGTAGATTCCTCTTAAACTTACTGATTCTTTCATCAATCTTTTCCTTTGGAACATCTGCCAATATATCATCTAATACATTTTGTAATAAATCTTTCATCGCAGGAGCAAAATTACTTCTGACTGTATCCAAACCTTTTACTTGTGTTTTGTTTACCTTTCTACCAGCATCATTGATGATTCGTAAACCATATCGTTTCTTCGTTACGAACAAACCTGTCTTTGCGATTACCTCTTGTTTGATATCAAACACGTGTTCATCTATATTCAAAAATTTCTTGGCGAAATAATCGTAACTTAAATTTAGATAATCTTGTACCTCTCCACATATCTCCATAATTCTTTGTGTCATCATAGTTTCAGATAATTTCTGATTTGGAAACCTTTTCTCAACTAATGGTACTGCGGATGCGAAAATAGAATCTGTATCAATATAGATAACATAATCCTTATCAGTACCTAACTCTTTATTATAAAAGTGGTTGGTAATTTTCTTACTGAACTTAATCAATGATTGACCTGTGGTTGTGGTTGCTTCTGCATTATCTAAATCATAAAATCTAAATACTGGTAATCCCAATACACCATATAATGAATTTAGAAGAATCTTCTGAAGATATTGTCTCCTATCAAAATATTGAGATTTCTTTTTATCACCTTGGTCGTGAAACTTCTTCACAAGTTTTCTCATCTCTACTCGTTCATTAAACCACTTTGTGAGTAGAGCAGGAATCAATCCTTGTTTATCAGTACGATACATAACCCCATTACTTGATATACTTAATCCAGTCTCATCTAAATAACTCTCCAGTTCTGTATTGGTTATTTGTTGTATTTCCTTACCCTTTGTGTTAATCATAGAATAAGTTTTCGTATGTCCTGTCTTTAGATACTGGTCTACATCCCATTCCAAAACCTGCCCAACCTTAGTTTCAGGTGAGATATTCAATGAACGAATAACACTTGGATACATACTTGTGATATCTAAATCATAAACCCAATCGTGTTTACCTTTTTGTGGGTCTTGTACATATGCACCAGAGAACTTTTCATCATCCCCTCTTCGTTTAGGATTTCTTGGTTTGTTTGGTGCAACAATACCCATCTTTTTTAAATAAACTAATATCGCACCCTCTAAATATCTTGAACTCATAAACACATCTTCATATGGGACATGTCCTAAATGTGCTATACCACAAGCAACTCCGATATAATCCAACTTATCATTTAACTCCACAAGAATACGAACATCTCGAATGTTATAATCTATAAACTTCTGTAAATCATTTTCAAATAAATCATTGAGTGTTCCATCATACTCAATTTTCTTCATACCAACTTCAACTTCACCAATGTAATCTAAACGATAACTTGATTGTTGAATTGGCGAGAACTTTTTATATAATGCAAGATAATCTAACACACTAACACCTGCAATAACAAACTTCTTTTTGTATTCATTGTAATAACAATGTCTGATAGGTGATAGCATCTTTGCAACTTCTGAACCTAAAACTCTGACTGTTCTATTATATAGATACGGAATATCAAAATAATCAATGTTCCACCCACTTAATATTGTAGGATTTATTTCTGCGTATTTCTGATAAAATCTTGTCAATAATTCGTTTTCAGTTTTAAATAACTCTACTGATGTATCACCATTTTCATAATTTTGTATAGTATTTTTAGAATCTAAAGTATAACATATATACTTTTTCATTATCTCATCATATATTGCAATAGATGTAATTGCAGTTTCTGCTTTTTCTACATCTGGAAAACCATCAACCACTTCCACCTCGATATCAAAATAGAAAGTTCTATTTCCCTCTGCAACATCATCCGAATCCGTGTATTGGTCAACTAAAAATCTTGTAGTGATTGGTACATCACTCTCATATAAACCTGGGTCATCATCATCCCAAGTGTACACCTTTTTAACTTTACTACCATCAAGTGTATGATGTAAACCACTTGAATGTTTTACATATGCGTATTTTTTATAAGGTACAATAAGATGGCCTCTTCTGTCATCCCAAACATGCACTTTGTTTTTTCTCTTATCATAAAAAACATTTTGATACATTTATGTTGTAATCTCCGAATTTATCATATCTGAATATAACACTAAAACCATATACTTGTCAAGTACTTTTTTGATAAATGGGGGATATTTTTTCAATCCCCCAAATCACCATTTTAAAAATCAATAGTTAATCCTATGTTTGCATATCTTGGTGTTCCAAGAAATACTTCAGAATTATGAGCTAAGTGAAGTTTATCACCATACCCATTGTATTGACTATTATCAACTGCATCTTGTACATAAACTTCATCAAGTGCGTTAAAGATGTGACCTGTAATAGTCAAATCTAAACCAGCAATACTTGGAAGTTTGTAAGATGCGTGTAAATCAAGTTTTGAGTAACCAGGAGCTTCCCAAACTTGTGTTCTATCTGCAACTCCATCAGAATCCACTTCTCTTGAACCAGGACTCCAATCTGCATAGTTCTTATCATATACATTGTAAAGTGCTTGTACTCTCAATCCCTTAATAGGTTTAAGTGTTACACCCAATATATAAGATGATTGTGGTTGGTCACCAACAAATAACCCATCAAGTGCATATGCATATTCAGTAGTTTGATAACCAATTACTTGGTTGTCATCGTTATATTGAGATTCTTGGTAAGTACCATTGGCATCACCATCGAACTTCCAACCACCGAAAGAAGCAATCAAATCAAGTTCTACCATTTCGTGTGGTAATACTTTTACTTCAACTTCTGTACCTCTATGTTTCTGATTAACACCTCTTAAAAAGATTACATCAGTATCACCTGAATCTCCTTGACCCGTGTCAACATTACGAGTAAGGTTTCTATCTTTCCAATCTGTGTTATAAGCAGATACTTTCACGGCAACTTTATCGTTTGCATATCCAACACCAACTTCTGTTGATAAGAATTTCTCATTGTCTGGGTCGGATGCGACCGTACCAGAATAATCAATTACATTATCAAGAATTGGTGCTTTTTCCACATATCCTGAATTTATAAAAGTAGTAACACCATCTAACCATTCATAGTGTACTCCACCTTTAACTTGATATGATGAAATAGCATCAGCAGTAATTTTCTCGTTTTCTACTGAAAAATGGTCTTGATATGAATATTTAATAGATGATATTCCACCCATTCCATATACATTTAGATTATCTTTCGTGTAGTTACCTTGAACAAATCCACCTAACCAATCGACAGTAGTAGTGTTATGATAAGCAATAATATCACCTAACCCAACAACTTTTCCATCTGGTGCATTGTCATCAGCAAAATCAACATAGTAATCACCACCTAATAAATCACGAACTTCACGAGCGTGTTCTATTTCAGCAGTTCTCCAATCGATACCAGTTTGAAATTCTAAATCTTCATTAACTTTATAATTTAATTTAGAAATTAATCCATATGTATCTTGTCTGTTGATTGAGTTTCTAAGAATACCTGTAGAACGATGGTCTGTTTCAGAATAATCAGCATCGATATTAGTACGATTCTGTTCAATCTCTCCATTCCAATCCCACATCCAAGGCGAACTTGAATACCAAGCATTATCTGCTACGGCTGGTGTTCTCATTACACTACCATAAGTTCCTGTTCCACCACCTGAACCACCACTCCAATAAAGAACTGATGATAATTTAGTTTTATCATTTATCTCTAAAAAGTGATTTAGATTCACTAATGGTTTATGGAAGAAATTCTCCCTTTCATTAAGAAAGTTTGAATTTTTTCTTTTGGTTGTGTTTGCTCCATACATATACCAATATTGTTCTCCAGTATAGTCGGAACTAACTGGTGCCCAATTTTGACTAAAGAATCTACCAGCTTCAGTTTCGAATTTGTTACCCTCTGCAAAAGCATCAGTATCATATCCGTCAATATCACTTGCTAACTCTTGTGAGTAAGTAGCAATATTCTGTTTGTATAGATTTTGTCCGTGTCTTTGTGGTGCACCGATTGCGTACAACTCGAATCGTTGTTTATCGGATACTGCATAAGAACTTCCAAAATAATAAGCCCAAGCATCTGTCCAGTTTCCATCAATGATACCATCACCAGTCTTACGAACAATTGTTCCAGCCAGTGCAAGTTTATCACCAATCAAACCTGAATTGTAGTTAATAGTAGTTTTAATAAAACCACCATCTCCTGCTTCTTGTTTGAACTTACCACCCTTTTCGTATTTAGCAGGGTCTGTAATGATATTCATAGTTCCACCAATAGAAGGTGTGGCAAGATTTACAGCTGATAGTCCTCTTTGTAACTGAATTGATTGAGCAGCATCTGCAACCCCATCCCAATTACTCCAATAAACCCATCCGTTCTCCATATCATTTTGGGGAACACCATTAATCATCACCGCAACATTTCTTTGGTTAAACCCTCGTACATTAATACGAGCATCACCAGCACCACCACCTTGTTGAGTTGCATATACACTTGGTGTAGTATTCAAAGCCATTGGAACATCTTGACTACCAAGTCTAAGTTCCATTTCTTCTTTACTAACCATTGAATAAGCAACAGGTGTTGTTGCAACAGCTCTTGAAGCCAAAACTTCAACATCTGTTAGAGTAAGAGCATCAATTGCCAAAGCAATATTCACTTTTACTTCACTATCACCCACAACAACCTCTTTAGATTGAGATGAGTATCCTATGAATGAAGCAGTAATAGTATAAGTTCCAGCTTCTACTGAAATTGTAGTAAGACCTGTCTCGTTAGTAACACCACCGAGTTCAGTTCCCTCTACCACTACATTTGCTCCAACCAAAGGGTTATATTCAACATCTTTAACATCAACAACAATGGATTGAGCGAACAATCCTGTCATCAATACGAAAGATGCTATTAGTTTACGATATATATTCATAAATCGTCTCCTCTGTTTGTTTTGTTAAGACACATTTTTTACCAGGTGTGTCAACTGCCTGTGTATGTGAAATCATACACATATTTAGTTTGCGTAATCTTGGTCATCATTATCACCAGTCGTAGGTGTGATTTCTATATCACAAAAATCACCATCACAAAACTTCTCTACATTAGCTTCTTCTGCTTTGATTACACCAAAGTTTAGTTTACCTAATTTCTTAACATCTTTATTATATTGGTTTTCATCAATTGCTTCATATGGCATTTGTTTGTATGCTCCATAATCATGTCTTGGTAGTAATGAAATACCCTTCAAATGATATTGGTAATAGTTTAATACTTGTGGTATCATTTCTCCCTCTGTTTCAGGATTAAATGTGACCGTACAACTTACTTGATTATCAGCCCAATGTCTTTGCATAAATGCTGCTAATGAGAATTGTTCCCATATGGATAACTCTCCGACTGTTCTAATTCCCTCTCCTACATCGACAGGAACTTCAACAACCATAGTGGTATCCTCTGAACCAAACGCAGGTTCTACTTTATATCCTGCCTTTTTCAAAGGTTCTAACAAATCTGAATGTTTCGATACTCTAATTCTTCTTGTATAGAATCTTGATTCTGGATAATGTAATCCAGGTGTTGAACCTGCTAATAGTGATACTGTCCCACTTGGTTTAACACTTGTAGTCTTAATTGATTTTGGTACTGCAAACCAATCTGAATACATTTTATCCCACTCTTGTATGGTATCATATCCATCTTCCAACCAAGTCTTTAACTCGTGTAATCCACGATTAGTTATGAACTGAGCAATTCCACTCACACTACATCCAATTCTTCTGTTTCTCAACATAACTCTATTTGTATCACTCCAATGAGTTCTACCAAGTGTTACAGTTTTTGCATACAAATATGCATATTTTAAAGTTCTTTTATAATCCTCTAATGAGTCGTGATTGTTTGGGAATGTTTCCACTAAACAACATAATTCATAACTTTCTAATGATTGTTCTAAACAAGGATTACCACCCGCAACTCTATGGTCTTTATCATCTCCACCATTCTTCATACGAGAGTATTTTCTCATGTTGTCTAACCACGCAAATCCAGGCTCACCATTATCATTAATTCTTTTTGATGCCTCTGTATAATCCATACCGAGTTCTGCAAATATTGAATTATTAGACGTCCAACCATATTGTTCTCTGTGTGGATTTACTTTATAATTCTTTAAATCTAAGTATTCTTCTGAATTAGGGTCTCCAAATACAATCTCAGCAGTTCTTCTAACATTTCCTGCCACTACACACTTACCGATTAAATTCATAATATCTACGATTGTTGTGATTGTTATTGGTTTTCCACTATTAGCTTCTAATGTTTCTCTAACAGTCTCGTGTACTTCCATTAGTGGTTCAGGACCTGAACTTACTCCACCAAAACCTTTGATTGGTTCACCTGCTAATCTGACTAAACTATAATCAAATACAACTTCTCCCTGTCCGTGAAAATAACTTTCTAATAAAAGTTGTAATGATTCTACCCAACCCTCACGAGTATCTGGTATTTGAAAGTTTTGTTCATCTCGTTTGATATCAATACCTTTAATATCTATCTCTCCAGCACCTTTAGTATCAAATCCTACTCCAACACCTAACATTGAAGCATCCATAAGGAAACAAAATGGTTTTGCGTAATCTTCTTTGATTGTTTTAGTGGATACGAATGCACAATTGTTTAGTGCTGCATACAAACCCTTTTCTTCTGTGATTGCTGTTCCCATCGCCCATAAACCACGACCTGGTGGTAAGAACTTCATTGTAAAGATTCTTTCGTACATATCTTGTGCTGATTTTTGTGCTTGCCATGGATTCCAACCTAATTGGTGAGATTCAATCCAATTCATTTGCATTGTATAAGTTCCCTCTACAACTCTTTTGACGGTTTCCCACCATCTCTCGTTTTTCCCATCTTCTTTAATACGTGAATACGTTCTCATATAAACTAATTCACCCAACCCATTGAAACCAAAAGGCGGTTTCTTTCTTTTATACTTATTAATAAAATTTTCTGATAATTTAAACTTATGCGTACCCATTTTAAAACTCTCCATTTTTTGTCTTTTCTTTTATTTTCTTATACCCATAATACATATAGTATATACTACTTAAATACACCATTATTTTTGAATTATTTAATTTTTTCTTTGAATTTTTTTGGAAGTTTTATTCAAACCCTTCACCATCAAAATCTTTTTTCTTTTGTGCCAAGGTTTTACGTAGATACTCATCTGCATTATTCATTTTACCTTGGGCCTCTTTTCCACCTTGTGAGCTGGTTTCGTAGATTTGTATGAAACCTGTATTGGTATTGATGGTTGCTGGAAATGTAATTCCATCAGGCCCAAATCTATTTTTAATAACGTGGAATCTACCTGTATTTGCTATCTTATCTTCTACTTTTCTACTCATACTCATTACAAAATCTGATGTCATCACCTTGCTATAGTCCTCACTAACTTTTGATGCATCAATAACATCTTCTTCTAACGCAGAACGATTTGCTTGCGATGCAGTCCATACTGGAATATCAAACTCTCCTGCCATACCTCTTAGTTCTTCATAAACGTGTCCAATTTGATGTCTTTTTTCTGTGAAGTTAGATGTTGATTTCATAATATCTGCATAATCCACAATAACCATATCTGGTTTTATACCTTGCAATTCACATTGTTGTAAATGTGCTACGATTGAATTTACACTTGCAGTTCTCGTTGGCCAATACTTGATAATTAAGTTACCTTTTAATTTATCAATTGCTTTCTGCACTTCTTCTTTATAATATTGTAAGTTACCCGTTGGTTGTCCACTAACAATTGTATCATATCGTAACCCAACATACTGAGCATTTAACTCTAATGTATAGTGAATTACGGTCTTACCTTGTTTAACTGCATGAGCACCAATTGCCTGTAGTGTCCAAGATTTACCGATACCAGCAGGGGCAACAATCACTCCAAGCTCTCCACCTGCTAAACCACCATCCATCAAATCATTAACACTATCCCATGCGGTTGGCATAACTATTCTCGCTTGTTGACTCATTCTCTCTTCAAAACCAGTAATGTATTCGTGTCCGATATCCCTTTCCATACCAGCAGTCATTGCTTTGTCAATTATACCTTTGATTTCATCATATCGATGAGATTCTAATAATTCAACTGATTGCATAATCGCACCCTTAACAACTTGATTCTTACAAAACTCTAATGTTTGTTCTTGAACAAATGGTAAATCTGTTGCTTCTCTATAATTCCAAGCATTTCGTAATGAATCAACAATTGTGGTTTTTAATGTAGGATTATCTACCTCTTCCAGTATAACCTTAACTGCTTCCATTGTTGGTGGTGTTTTGTATTTAACAAAATATTCTTTGATAGATTTTATCAGATATTTATTAGAATCCGTATCAAAATAACTTACTTCTAATATTTCTATAATTTGTTTTGTAAATTTACTATCAAGTAATAAACTTGTAATTATTTTTGACTGGAACGATGTTCCATATTGTATTAAATTTTCGCTCATTATAACCTATATTAAGTATCCAGATTCGTGTACAAATCTTGGACTTTTTTATCATAAAATTCTTTTCTTTTCTTATCACGATACCTTTGTCGTGCTTTTGCTTTTAAATCTTCAGCATTACGCATATAATGTTCCATCTGCCACTTTCGTTGAGCATCCTGACGTTCTTTATCGGTATGGTATTTACGTTTTCGTCCCATGTGTTTTCTCTGCCATAAAATTTAATCTATTAAATGTTGTGTGTAACCAACTATCTAAATTAGGTAACGCCGTGTACAATTTATCTTCCAAAAATTTCTTTTGAAATATATGTTTCACTAAACGCTGTATAGGATTCCCACATATCTCTTGTATTTTTAACTTACTACTTCCAGATATGTTTATCTCATCTAAATCCATCAGTTTCTTATTCAAGAGTAATTGGTCTGAAGAATTAGTAATTACTTCACATAATTTAAATTGTTTCTTTTTAGATTCTGCACTTTTCAGAACATCTTCTATTGTAAACTTATGGGGGGATTCAAGCCAAGGAAATAACTTTAAAAGGGTTTTTATTCCAGCACCCTTAATACCAGGTATCCCATCCGATTTATCACCATCCATTGTTCTAAATAATAAAAAGTTTGTGGAACTTATGCCATATTCTTCCAATATTTTTTCTTGGTCATACATCTTCTTCTTAGTAGGTGACCAAACTGAAATTCTATCATCCACCAATTGTAAGAAATCTTTATCGGTTGACATTATAGTAACCTTATCCTTAAAGACATGTTTTGCTGAATAACCAATCACATCATCTGCTTCTATGTTTTCAGCAGTAGTAATAGTTAAAGGTAATAGTTCTAAATACTCGATTACTCTATTTAATTGAGCAATCATCATTTTATGTTCATCTGCACGAGTTAAAGATATTCCATCTGTTCTATTCAACCGAAGAGACATCTTTCTTCCTGCCTTATACTCTGGAAATATTTTTCTACGGCGGTTAGACCCACCTTTACCATCAAATACTATGATAGTTCTTGTGGGTCTTACCATATTAATAGCGAATCCAATTGACCTTAAAAAACCTACTATTCCACCAATGTGAACCCCATCCTCATTAGTAGTAGGTACTGCGGTAAACACTCTAATAAAAGTGTTTAAACCATCAATCAATAAAACCGAGTCATTTGGTTCTCCACCATCAACCTTTCCGCCAGATTTTTTTATTTCTTCGAGTATAGATAAGTGTTTTTGATTAATCACCTAAGACCTCATCTGTGAACTCTACATCATCAATACCAAGTTTTTCTTTGTATTTTAATATAACCTTATCACAAATGATACCATAGACATAGTCTTTCAACTCATCATCTTTGGTAATTAACTCTTCCCAATCCTTAGATAAAAACTTATGGTCTTTACCATTTTGGTCTGTAAGAGTGTACCACGCACCAGCTGATTTAATCAACTTATGTTCTTTTAGAACAGTCAACCAAGCTCCGTAGTTATCAATACCCCTATCAAAGTACATATGATAATCTGTATGTCTTAAAGGTGGCCCAAGTCTGTTTTTCACAATCTGTGCTCTACACTTCATACCTAATACATTTTTTGCTGTATCTTTAATTTGTCCCATGTTCTTCAACCTAATTCTTGTTGAAGCGTGGAATGGTAATGCTTTCCCACCACTTGTTGTCCAAGGGTCTCCGAACATTACTCCGAGTTTTTGTCTTAATTGATTAGTAAACACAAGTGCCACTCGTTGTCTACCAACCATTTGAGTAATCTTTCTCAATGCTTTTGATATAATGATTGCTTTTGCAGTTGCCCAACCATCTTTATCAAAATCTGCTTCCAACTCTACTTTCGTAGTAGCTGCAGCGAGTGAATCAACCATAATAGTTACTAATCTATCTTTATCTGATTCCCTAACTTTAGTTATAATTTCTACAATCGCTTCAAATATATCTTCTACTGTCTCTAAGTGTAGATATAACATCTTACCCATATCAATTCCAATCACTTCCATAAACTCTTGAGAAACTGAAGTTTCAGTATCTATATAAACTGCAACCCCACCTTTCTTTTGAGTTTCTGCTAAGATGTGTGCACCAAGTAGAGATTTTCCACTTGATTCTAATCCATTGATTTCTGTAATTCTTCCAACTGCAATTCCACCATTTGGTCTATTTGATATAGCCAAATCTAACATAGAACTACCTGTTGAGATAAAATCTGTGATATCCGTAGGTGTATTATCTGTACCATCCAGAAAGTATGCTACTTTATTATCTTTAAATTTCTTATTTAAACTGTCGGCCAAAGTATCGGCCAATACATCGTGTACTGATGACATTCATTTCTCCTTATCAAATTGTTAATGTGTAGTTAGGGAATACAATAACACCCATCTCTACTTTTGTTGTATGTTGCCACACATTAACGGGGGTTTTTATTTACGAGTTAAATAACTCATCAAAAGCATCACCAGTATTACTTACCTTAGATTTGTCAAGTTCAGCTACATTTCCTCCAACGGCTTTTGCTGTTGTTGATACTTCTGAATCTTCTTCAGTTGCATCACCATCAGGGTTTAACCATGTATTTAGTATATCTGTCATATCATCGTATGATAACTCTTGATAGATTTCTGTAATGTCCTGTTGTTTCTTTACTTTTTCAAGTATATCAGGCTCATCAGAAATCGGTGATTGATTAGGTTTGACGCGAATGTTAGTTTTTGGATAACTTGCTCCACTCTCCTCAGCTGAGATAAACTCTACCGAAATATCACGACCATTAATTGGGTCTGTAATATCACCATAATCAGGGTCTGCGATTACTGAAAGAAGTTCTTGATAAACTGTCTTTCCAAATCCCCAAAACTTCACACCTTGCGATTCTTCACCACGAACTATAACTGGAGCAAAAGTTCTCATCTTTGCTTCAAGTTTACGTGATAACTGATAATCTTCCTTATTGCCACTTGCTTTTAGTTTTTGAGCAAACTCTTCAATAGGGTCTGGTCTACCAAAAGAAATTGGTGATAAATAAGAGCGATTGCTCAGATTGTAGTGAAAAAACAATTCAATAAAAGGATTATCTTTATTGAATGAGTAAGGTACGATACGAATTTGAGTTTTACCTGGTTGTGGTTTCCAAAGACTGGAAGTCCGATTGTTAGTTGTTTGTAACTGCCCGAGGCGTTTTTTTATTGCGTTTAAATCCATTTCATATTCTCCATTTGTTTATGTTTATTTTTCATTTGTCAATCAAGTGTAACCTTGATACAATAATATATATCAACTAAATTTGCTAAAATGTAATATAGTTTAAGTTTTTTATAAAAAAAAAAGGTTCATTTCGTTTTTAAGTCTATCATAAGTGGAAACTAAAAATCGGTGAGAACCTTTTTTTATAAGTTGGAAATTTTAGGGAATGTAGGATTTGCATACCTACAACTTTCTGCTCAGATTTTATTGCCCTTGTACCTAACACCCATCAGTTACGATGATTCTCCTCAAGATGGTTAATCTCATTGGAGTGAGTACAATCTCTGTGTCAGTGCCTTATCTCTCTGAGTTTAGATTGATTCAGCCACAAGTTGGGATTTCAGTTTTACCCTTACCCAAAACAAGGTCTAAAGAATTGCTTCTTTATGTTTTCAGAAAGTACATTAGATGATTGATGTCTCAACTACTTAACCATTCGGCTTTGTAGATTCACCACGAACTCATCTTGGATTACCTTATGGGCTTCTAAAGTCTACCCATTATTCGGTCAATTCCATACGAAGTTAATTACTCCTCGTACTTTTCAAAAATCCAATTTGTCAAAAAACTATGTATCTCATTTGATACATTAATATATATGTATATAAATTCCCAAAATACATTTTATTTTAAAAAAAAACGTAAATAACTGAAAAAAACTTGATATTTATATATAGTTAACCGATTATGAGTTAATTCAAACGCGTTGTTTTGGAGTGTATTGTTTTAATACACCCGTACTATATCATAATGATACACTTGTGTAACTATTTGTTCCAATCCTTCACATTTACTACCTGGTGTATTTTAGTAGGTATTATATTCAAACCTGTTTCGTTGGTTAGTAGTAAAGTATTTTGATATTCACTCCAATCAACATTAAAGCTCTTATCTAAGATTCCTTTATTCTTTGCTCTGATAACTTCATTCAAAGCGTTAATAGTATATAGAGTATTACTCTGTTTCTTTCTATGTAGTGAAATAGTGTTCTCTATGTTCTCCTCGTAATTATCAATAAACTCGACATTATAGGTACAAATTAATTGGGTTTCTTCCTTCATATTCTGAAAAATGTATATTTTATCATAAAGTATATCGTTACACTCTATAATAACATCAAGTGTTTCTGGCAATCGAGATAAGCGGGTAAATGTACATAATAATTGAGTTCTCATATTATTTCCTAAATGCTCCTAATAAACCAGACCAATCGTTTGAAACTAATTTATAATCTGATTTAACTCCGGGTACTCCATCCATTTGTCCATCCGCAAATCGAATCGTTATGATAACAGTCCCAATACCACCAACGTCTTGTGTACCAACATCTAATAAAAATTGATATCCAGATTTTGATTCTTTTAATTCATAATCAGCAATAAATTCTTCAGGTCCCATTTTTTTATTATAAAGTTTTTCACTTGGGATAAACCAAAATGTATCACCACCCTTAGCAGCATAAAATAAACTTGTTTCCCCAACACTTAATTGTTTTTTAAATAAATTATGTAAACCTAATCGTATTGAATTTTCTTTACCTGATAAGTACGTTTCGAAAATATTCTTGAAATGTTTTGTCCGTTTGACATTCCAAACTTTCCATTGTGGATGATTCTTCTCTTGCATTTTTCTACAAAAATATTTGAACTTTTTTGTTTTAGTAGCATATTTCATTTTAGGTAAACCAACTGCCTCTGTTAATATATTCAATTCTTCTTCTGTTAATATTTCTTTTTGATATTCATCCCAAGTGTTTTTAATATGATTCTTAAAAATCGTTTTTGCTTTTGAATCTTTTGTTTTTGAATTAAATAATTTTGTAACTAAAACTTTCCAATCTTTTGTCATCGCATCAAAATCTGATTTATATGTTGTTATAAAATCCTTTCCTTTTAATTCTTTTAGTCCCAATGCTTTTGTAAAAGTACCCAGAGTTAAATTCTTTAATTGTCCAACCCCCTTCTTTAAAGATATACCAACATCACCATAACCACTAAATGTACCAGCAATATCTGCAGCTCCATACTTAGAACCATCGTTTGTTGGGCCGGTCCACATCATATTCGTACCCTTACCTAATTCTTTTACAATTCTCGAAGATAGTTTTTTTGCATCGGATACGAGGTCTCCCTTTGGAATTGAAGCTTTTAATAAAAATTTTTCCCATACTGCACCTGCAGGTGGGACTTCAGTTAATCCAGAATTTACTGCTTTTATTTTTTTATTCTTAAAAAACTTTGCAACTTCTGCACCATCTTTGAATGAACTACTACCACCAGCAACTAATATACCAGTCATTACTTCGTGATAAAATGTAGTTGCACCTGTACTACCTTCTACAATAATTTGTGATGGTGTTGTGAGATTTTTTATAAGTCTAACTCTCTCATTAATTGGCCAATTGTATTCTTTCAACACATCAAACAATTTAATCAAGTGTTGTTCATTAGTTAAATCGGGTGTACCATCCTTAACTCTGTAACTCAACTCATTTAATATTTTATCAAAATCTGTTATCATTAAAATCTCTTTGTTATATCCTTCATACTATGATAGTTATCACCCATAGATACTTTTGTTGGATATTTCCCATTTTGTTCTAATACTTCTTTTACTTTTTTTAAGTATCCCAAACCATCTCCTTTTACATCAAAATCAAATAAAAAGGCATCGTAATTATATAATACTAACCTACTACTATAATCTCCATTTTCTATAATGGGAATTAATTCTTTTACGATACGAATATTATTTTCAGTCTCCGATAATTGTATCATATAATTGAACAATTTATTCGGATTCATATCGTGCAAGTTCACCTTAACTATTTCTCTATTATAAATATCAGATTGAATACTTTTCGATGATTTCCATGTACTCCACAACCCATTTATAAACTCATCAACCCTACCAAAAAACGGGTTTTGTTTCATTTCGGTAGTTATACCACCATATAAATACTTAAATGTTAATTGTTTTCCCTCATCATAACCTAATCCATATGTTTTTGCTAGGTGATTATGTGCAGAACCTTTAGGGAATTTATAATCAATCATATCACCTATTAATCGTGGGTGATACGCATCAAAATCAAACTCTACCAATACCCCATGTTTATGTCTACTGATAAATTGTTTTCTACTACCATCCTTTTTATTTAATGCTGCAAAATTCATTCCACCAAACCTATTACTTGGTCTACCCGTTAAAGTGTATGGATTATATTCTGAATAAACCATTTTATCATCTGTAGTGTATAATCCATTCTTTTCTATTTCATATAAAACTTCCAAGATAGTTTGGTCATATTCCTTTTCAAAATTCACCATCAATTCTTTTGATACCTTTTCAAAATACTCAGCATGCTTTACCAACGGAATTATATCATTAACATTTTCTTTATCGTAATGTAATCTATAATTGTGGTGATGTGCAGTTGTTAAATGTTTATCAAAATCATATGGTTGATTTGTTTTCATATAATGACACCAATTCAAATCATAAACTTCATTAGAAGTTATCATAGAAATGTGCTTATGGGATTTTAAATCAGATACAAGCATTGGTGTATCTATATTCAGATATTGTATATCTTCCGAAAATTTTTCATTATGATGAACTGGTACTATAAATTCTCTTGTCATAGTACGAATATAATAACAAGACACTCGATTGTCAAGTGGATGTTTATTTACATCTGAAAACATTTGTAGATATACAAATGGTTCTTTCTGTAATCTTTTAGATAAAGTTTCCCAACTATCTTGTGTATTTACTATAACCATTAATTTAATTTATTCTTCACATACATAACTATCTGTTCAGCAACTCTTATCTCAGTATATTTTTCCATTCCGAAGAATCCAGGTGATGAATTAATCTCACATATTTTGTATCCATCATTATCATATAATAAATCTACACCACCTATATCTAAATTTAATAATTTTGTAGATTCTAATGCTAAATATTCCATTTGTTCATCCAATTCTACTGGTTTTGCTTCTCCACCACGTGTGATGTTTGCTCTGAAATCTCCATCGGATGATTCCCGTTTCATTGCTCCAATAACTTTACCCCCCACTACGATAATTCTTAAATCTCTACCAAACGAATCACTAACAAATTCTTGTAATATAATATTAAACCTATCATTAAATTGTTCCATCATCTCTACTAATTGTTCGAAATTTGATTTTTTTTCTGAAAGATAAACACCCTTTCCATGTGTTCCACTTAATGATTTTACCACTATGGGGAATCCAATATTCCTCTCCACATAACTTGAATCAATTGGATTTTTAACCAACATAGTTTTTGGATGTGGTATATTATTCTGTGAAAGTATTTGCATTGTGTAGAGTTTATCCTTTACATTATCAATTGCATCTGAACTATTAATAAACAACACCCCCATACGTTCTAAGTGTCTGAATACTGCCTTCTGATAATATGTAGTGGATGAACCTACTCTTGGAATTACAAAATCAGGTATTGTAGTGTGTTCATTTTCAACTAACACCGACCTTTTATTCTCTTTACTTATAAAGATATCAACATGATTTGGGTGTATTGCAAAACATTCTATACCCTCTTTTGCAAAACATTCTATTAATCTTTTAGTTTCATACGATGGGTTATCTTGTGTAGTAAATATCCAACCTTTCATTACTTCTCCCAATAAGTTTCGCTCCACAACTTAGTAGTTTCTGGAAATGTTTCCATCATTATCTCTTTTAATGCAATAGCATATTCCCGTATCTCCCATTGTGAAGTAGATTCATCTCGTAATTCTATAAAGTTCATAACACTTTGGAAAGATGCAGTCCAATAAACTAATGTGTATTGTGATAGTGGTAATACAATTCTAGCTTGTTCTTTTGCCATTCCCATATTAACAAATCCCTCATACACTTCTATCATTTTTCTCATCAAATCCCCATATTCAAGTAATGCTCTATTAGATTGAAAATCTGTTAATTCCCCATCACTTGCTTGTTTATTATCATCTGATTGTTTTCTCCACTTATCAGGATAATAAAAATCTTTTACTGGCATATATCTACCACTAATTTCGTTCCAAGCATGGTCTTTGGTAACACTTGATGATGTGGTTTCAATCCCCACAACGTGTTTGTATGCTTGTCTCATAACAAATTCTGGTGCTTTAATAATAACTTGAATGTGTTGGTGTCTAAATGGTGAAAAGTGTTTATGTTTAATTAGAAACTTGGATAGTTTTCTATCCTTATCTGTAAACTTATCACTCTTTTGACCAAAGGAAACTCTTGCAGCATTTACTGGAGTTAAATCATTACCAAGAGAATCAACTAATTCTATATAACCTTTATCTAATACATCAATTTTCATTAAGCCTCACCACAATCTTTTATCTTCTTAATTAGCTTTTCCAAACCTTGAAACTTCATAGATTCTTTATGTAGTTTTTTAGTCTCAGGTTTCTTTAAAAACTTTATTAATTTTTTCACTATGCACTTCCTTTTAATTTAATCATTTCTATTAATTCATCACTTCTTTCTTTTTTATATTTTTCACGAATCTTTGTTGCAGATATCTCACCTATTTCTGTAGGTGGTGTGTGTTCTATAATATCATAACCCACTCCTCTACCATAATTGACTGATTCTATATCAGGTACTATCATAAGTTTAACTTGTTTAACTCTAATGTAATCTGATAACTCTCTGGATAACATATCAAATACTTCCTCACAAGTAAATGGATTGTTTTTGTCTGGCATCATATCTCGAATACAAATCAAAACATTCTTACCCTCTTTCAATCGTTGTTCTATTAACCATTGATGTCCTTTATGCCAAGGTTGCCATCTGCCGATAAACATCGAATATTTCATCTACACACTCCTTTATTGATTTGTCTGCATTTATATCTGTAAAGTTTGTTAGTGGTGGTTCGTAATCATCCACCCAATATTGTTCTTTTTCTGTTGGTCGGGTTGAGTGTATATAAAACTCTGAAACATTCCTTGACCTCTTTAGTTCCTGCCTCATATCTCTATAAGGTGAAACTAATGACACCAATACAATGTAACCTATATTGTCTAAAACCTTTGCCATATCAATAGCAAACTGAACATTCTTTCGTCTACCATCTTCGGAATAATCTTTATTGTTTAAGATATCACGAAGGTTATCCCCATCAATATGCACCACTTTGTGTTTCCAAAATGACAACTTGTGTTTTAACTCTGTACATAATGTAGTCTTACCAGAACCTGGTTGGCCTGTGAACCATAGAATCATAACATAACCTTTAATTAATAATATATATCAGTTTAAAACCCCAAATAAACTTTTAATTTGGCGATTTTATACTCCAGTAGATTTCTTTGCCGTTTCAAACTTTTGAGAATTTTGTTTTACTTGTAATACACTTGCAGATGATGAATTATCAAATGTAGAATTTATCTCTACAACTTTCGGGTCTGTATATGAACCAGCTTTTTTTGCTGCTTTAATTAATGAATCCATATCCACTCGTAACATTCCACTTAGTTTTGTATCCCAACCTGATGGTGATAGTGTATGGTCAACTGAATTAACTTGAAATAAACCATAATCTCTATATCTCTTTGGTAAGTAATCTACTGCGAATAAATCATACATACTTATTCCACCAATACCTGGAATAGTGAAGCTAATATTTAATGGTGTTAGTGGGTCTATAGCTGCTTGTGCTTCCGAAGATTTATTCATCATCCACAACATACCCCGTTCAAAACTTCCCAACATTTCTCCATCTGCGGTGTAAATTAATACTTCTTCCCTTTGAGATGGATTATCATCACCAAACCAATTATTTGCACTTTCGAATTTTTCAATCTCACCCTCAGTTTTTAAGCTCATCTCTGCGGACTTTCCAACTTCTATATCAGTATCTAATCCCTCTAATTTATTTTGTTCTCCCACATTTGAAAGAACTAAATCAGAATTTGGGTCATTTGGGTCTTTTCTAGTCATTCTCTGCGGGCCAGTGTTGTTACTTGGGTTACCAAGATATGGAAACCAAACCTCATCAAGTATGTAATCCTTACTATCTTCTTGGGATTGTACATTTGCAGTTTTATCTGCCATAGTTTGATTTTGCATTGATGCTAATGCAGTAACTCCTATATCTTCTGGTTTGCCACTTCCACCTTCACCTTGTGTACCAAAATTTTTATTACTATGAAACATTGCCTGTGTAGCCATTTGAGAACTCAACTTAACCTCTAAAGAGAAATCTTTAAACATTGAACGATTACTATATAATGGAAATTCAAAAACGTGATTTGGGTCATCAAATGTAGACCGTTTACCATCCATCTTAGGGTTAATATCTTTAATTCTATTTTCTGTAGCATAATTATCAATAACCCCTATCCTACCATTGTGTCCAGCATCTTGTACTACTCTAAAATCCCAAAATGAACCATATTGTGCATTAACTGCATTCCAAAAATTATTTAAACCATCTTCTAAACTTCTAATACCACTAAATTGTTGTGCAATAAAATCTGCACTAAATACTATATTTCTTATACTACCCCACTCCGAACCATCAATTTTGAATGGTAAAAATAAACTATTTATATCATCAAATGTTTTGCCCAAAGTTACATACTTTTCAGCAATTTTAGATTCAAATACCTTATTTGCATTCGCTCCGGCTTCTTTTATTGTTCGTATCCCAATATATTTACCTGGAAATTGTATGTGTGGATTCATCGTATATAAATGAAAACTATCCCTACATGGATTATCGCCAGTTATCTTTTCTGAATCAACTATCTCACCTAAACTATCTACTGAAATTGCATACTTCGTACCCATACTTCTAATTTGTGTAGTCAATTCACTACCAGGGTCGGTGGAATCTGCTGCACCATATTTTTTAGTAACCATACCAAAGAATGTATTTAGAATCTCATCTTCAAACCAGCCATAACTACAATATCCCTTATTATTATCTTCTTGAAAATAAACTCCAGCAGCACCACTTTCAAATTCTAATTTGAGTCTTTCATTAAAAGATTTCATATAGGTTTCAAAATTTACTTGTGATTTCTGAAAAGCTTCTTCTATAGTTTTAGTATTTTTATTTCTTACCACTTCTGGTACAGGATTATCCGCGGGGTCTACGGGCCCTTTGAATAGTGTATTCCCCATTGAAGTTAATTCTGTAGTACAATCAAATTCTCCGTTAACTCCTATGTTATAACTAAAACTTTTTATAACACCCATAGCTGCATAATAATCACCACCACTTGATATAATTTTTTCTTGTATCGAATTGTAGTATTGTAGTAAATCTTCAGGTTTTTCTGGCTTAGTTAATGTTTTAGTTTCGGGTGTTGACCAACCAAACTCTACTAAGACAGTTCTTCCATGTTTTAAAAATGCTTTTTCATATACCTCAAAATCATTTATGTCCCATAATTTCCAATTGATACTTACATTTTGTATCGAATGGTTTTTAAAACTTGTGGATATACCAATAACTCCTGTATGCGGTCTTAATATAGATGTTGGTTTATTGTTTAATAAATTAGTTTTTGAAGCAAGTGGTTGATTTAATGGTTGGCCATCTTTGAATGCACTTGATAACCGCATTGGTTTATGTCCAAGTTTTTCTAATGGATATACATACTGACCCTCAAATTCACCAGATGCGTGTTTTTTATACTCTGGAACTGCAGCTGTAACTCTAACCCAACAAGATTTTGTCATCATTTCGGATACACTATTTGATTGTTGTTCTTCTTGTAATCCTAATGGACTCATATTACCACTTCGTGAAAGTGCATTCATTCGCTTATATAAGGTTTTTTGTATATTTGGTGGAATATTGTTAAATTGAAACATTTTAATCCACTCTATTGTTCAATCGTTCTAACTCCGATATTATTTCACCAAGGTCCATAGGTATGATTATTTTTTCACCTACTTTAAACTTAATATTACCCTTAAAACCCTCATTTGCTTTTGCTATAATCCACCATAAAGATTGGTCATCATAAAATCTATTTGCAAGTGAACCATATGAATCGCCAAATCTTGTATAATAGGTTATATCACTATCTTTTGATGTTATCTTTGGATAAAGAGTAGTGGATTTATATCGTACACCCTCTACCTTATCTTTCCTAACTCGTGTAAATTTATATCTATTCATTAGTTAAGTCCCTTTGACCATCCGGTTTTTTTGCCTTTTCTGGTTGGAACTCTACCAAGGCTTGTTGGGTCTTGGTCACCAAATGTCTGATATTTACCATCCCCATGACCACTATCCTCTAACCAAGGCACTTCATAATGTTTACTCAAGGTTGTAGGTAAGTATTTACCAATGTAAACGAAATTAACACTAACATTAAAAAACATAGGAATTTGAAATCCCTCATCAAGTTCCCAAGTAGCATTCTCTTCCATAGTGATTGTAATATTATCAAAGTAACCAGGTGTATTGTTGAATAAATCACCAATAGTTAAATAAATATAAGGTGATACTGGTCTACCCTCACCATCTCCATCAAACATTGGTTTAAATGATGGATATCCCAATCCCATTAGATAATTCATCTTCTCTTGAATGATTGGTATTTCTTGTTTGGTAAATGCTGCTACTTTAAAATCAAATCCAACACTACGATTAGTACCTGTATAGATATGTACACTATCAGGTCTACCGATATATCTTTCTGTAGAATATTCTGGAGTGACAGTATCTGTTATTGAACCAAGATGAGCAGGAAAGATTAACCACTTTCCATTCACCGCATCTCTAATTCTAAACTTTATAAAATCTTTAGGTAGTTTATTCCCCTTAGTACCTGATGCATAACTTAACTTTCCGTATTGCCCGCCATATGGAACTTGTAGGGTATTGCTTGTACCCACTTCATAAATATCTGTACCTTTTTTTATTTTACCAGTCCCCAAATTAAATTCTTTAGCATCTACTCCTCCACCCAACCCATCTTCACCAAACCCAAATGCTGCTGCGATATTTTGTCCAATTCCTGCTAACCCATCTCCCTTTACATTAGAAACATTTGTTGCATCAATAGTTTCACTATTCTCTACTTCATCTTGATATCTTGGTGGTGTACCTAAAGGATTAAGAAATGTTTTGTTATGTCTTTCTGCGTGTACTAATGGTGCGACAGATAACATTTGTCTTAGTGGATTATATTTTCTCGTTTCTTTTCTTGGGTTTTGATTTTGTAATAATGCTTGTTTTAATCCAAAGATAACACCTCTTGGTGATGCTGCAAACTTTGCTATTCTAATAACATCTTCTACAGTTCTTTGTACTTGTAATGGTAAATCAATTGCCCATATTCCTGTATGAGCATAACTATCACCTATATCTCGTATAATAAATGGTTCATCAAATCCTAAACCATCTCCTCGTAATGAATTATTACCACCGAGTTTTTTATATTGTGCATCAATCTCACTACCCCTATCTCCCAACTCAGGTATAGGTGGTGTTATTGTGGTATCACCTGCTGGCAAATTACTCTGATTGGAATCGTGTTTCTGTGATTTATCCCAGTCGAAACTTGTTAGTTTATCTGTTTTTAGTTTTTCAAATAGTCCCATTACTACTCCTGAGTTAACCTTGCGATTTCGTCTACACTCTTACCAGTATTCTTAGAAACTTCCATCATTATTGCTGCTAATTCTGCCATCTCCATACTTCTCTTATCTGAGTCACCTGATTCTGCTTTCGCTTTTAAGAATGCTTCCAATGTACCTTGAGCCATTGCTTGCTGTACCATTTGTTTTTGTTTTGCATCTAAATCACCAAATTCTTTACTTACCATTCCACCCATAGCAGAATCACGAGTAGTTCCAGGTGTTGTACTTACACCACCCTTAGCTTGGACAGTTCCGGTTAATTCAGGTTTCTCACCTAATAATTTTCCAACCATTGGGATAGAGTAAATTAAATCAATAACTCCTTGCATCACACTTTTAAATATACTTACAATTCCATCTCTAAAATCTCTAAATACATTTGCAACGACTGTACCCATATTTTCCCATCCGAAGAATTCACCAATATTATTTAGAATACCCTCACCTAACCCAAGTATCATATCGGTCAGAAATACATATAGCGTGGTCATTGCAAGTCTTAGTCCAACCAGTAATTTTAAAAATATTTCAGGTAAAGCTTTAACTAATGCTACTAATGTAGTTGCTAATGCCTGTCCTAACTTGGTTGCGAAAGTTCCCTCTCCACCAAATATCTCACCAACTTGTTTCATTATTGATGAACCTAAATTAGCAAGTGCTGAACCTAAACCAGATTCACCAAATGCTGCTTGGAATATATTCTTGTAGTAATCTACTAAACCAGTACCCATATCAGTTACAAAACTACTAAACCCATCTAATGCAGTAATTAATTGTTCCATCAACTCATTCATTCTCTCTTGTGGAGTCGATTTTGGTGGTGCTAACGATATCTTACCACTTGAAAGTTTATTCATCTCCTCTACGGATACCCCAATAGAATCTGCCAATGCTCTTCTCTGCAGAACATTCAATTTACCAAGTTCTGCTTGTCCACCTAATTGTTTTACAACATCTGCAGTTGCTCCTGCAACATCTCCACTTAATGCAAGTTCACGAGCTTTATTATAATTTAATTGCTTCCCAATCATCATTGAAGCTTCCATTTCTTTTTCAATACTTGATTCAAAATCTAATAATGAATTAGCAATCTTTGCGGTAGTACCTAAGTTAACTCCAAGTTTCTTTGCTTGTACTGCGGCTTTGGCTATATTCTTTCCACCATCTGCTCCAAACTCTGCAAACATCTCTGTATTTGCAGCGATATCTTTCATCACTGCTCCAGGTGCTACATTATTTGCAACTGCAAGTTCTGAAGTGAGTTTAACCATATTAACCCCAGCTTCAAAACTACCACCACTTATATCCATGAATGATTTAACTAATACAGCAGAATCTTCAGTAGCAATACCTAATGTTTTTTCCATTCTACCAAGTGATTTTATATTCTTAGAAGTTACTTGGTCTAAATTACCGAATTCGTCAGTTAACTGACTAGCAATCTGATTAACATCATAACCCATTACCATTGCTTCTAAACGAGCACCTTGTAATTGTTTATTTAACATTGTTGCCTGCCCGACACTTGCTCCTAATCCATCTCGTAATGCAAATGAATCGGATATAAATTTTTTCATTAACGCAAGAATACCAATAATAACAGCAGCAAGTAAGAAGATTGGATTTGCCAACAACACTTTTGTAAACATTTTAGCACTTTTAATCATACCTTTCATCTTAGTACCCATTGATGTAAACTTACCTATGGTGGCATCGCGTAATGAGTTTTCAGCCTGTAAATAATCTTGTTGTTCTTGTAAAACATCAACTTGAGCATCCATATCACCCAAAACTTGGTTTATAGCTTTTTTAGAAGCTGCATCTGCGTTAACCGATTTCTTTTTAATATCTACTATTGAGCTTTGTAATGCAGCTAAATCTGCTCCTGCTAATACTTCCTCATCGGTAATATCTAAGATACCTTGTCTTAATCCTAATAATCCCTTTGCTGCTTCTTGTTGAATATTAAGTTGTCTTGAAGTTTTCTCAACATCCTTACCACCTTTCTTCATAGTAGTAGCATTTAACTTTGCCATAACATTAGCTTCTGCTAAAATTGTGGCTCTATTTTGTGTTGCTTTGGTTATTCCAGTTGAGAGGTCTAATTGGTCTTTTAACCCTTTGTAATATTTATCGGATTCTTTATTAGCATGTGCAATCCCATCCACTCTACCATTAGCTAATACTAATAGTTTTGCTGCTCTTTTTTCTGCGGCTTTATCACCCTTTTCTTGAGCGGCGTAAAGCTCATCTTGAAGTACCTTTAATTTTTCGGTTTCTCTTGAGAGTTTATCTACTTGTTTAGGACTTAAACCAGCCATAAATTACATTACCAATTCTTACTATGTTTTAGTATATCTTGAGTATTTTTTGCAATTTTAGCTCTATACTTTTTAGCTATCTTCCTCATCTTTGGGTCTGTTACATTGATGATGGCTTGATTTTTTTTCTTTCTTTCTTTATTAACCATACCAATAAGTTTATCTACGATATTATCGATGATACCCTCAACAAATTGGTGCTTGTTTACTATTTTAGACATTATATATCTCCTGAAATGTAGTTATTCGTAACTATAAATAAATATTAGGAAATGAAGTTTTATCTTCTTTTCTTGGCGGTTTTCATTGCCTCTTGTTCAGCCTTCTTGGCTTCAGATAAAGAATTTAAATAAAATCTTCTTAAATATACTGGTAGTTTATAGACTTCTGATTGAGTCCATCCACCCTGACCATAATAACACAATGAAAATATTTCATCGTGTACAACTTTCTTATACTCGGGCTTCAGGCCAAAAAAATGTAACCCCGATTGGTATTGTGACCATGTGGGGCTCTCCTATTTCTGAAGTTATTTCTACCTCAAAATTTATATCGGGAGAAAGTTCTTTGATGTGTGCTCTAAACTCTCGTGAATCTATTGATAAAAATTTATTATCAACAAAATCATCAATAACTTTTTTATCATCAACACCATCTATTGAAATAATTTGTTTCTTTAATCTTGTAGTAAGTTCTTTAGAAACCCCAGTTACTTTAGTAATTTTTTCTAATGCTTTTAAAGTATTTCCAACTTCAAGTTCATCCTTGTGGGTAACCAATCTAAATTCTAATACTACCTTTGAATTTGGTAGTGTGTATGAGAATAAATTCTTACCTGCAGAATATTTCTTTTCATCAAGTTTTAGAGTTTTTAGTGATGTTAAATCAATAGAATGTTCTACCTGATTTCCCGTATCGGGGTCCTTGAGTGTAATAGGATAGTCTTTACCATATCCAAGTACTCGTGTACCAACCATTAATGCATTCTTATCACCAATTAACATATCGTTTAATTTAACTTTTGGGTCTGCTATGACACTTTCTAAAAGTTTATCAATTACAGTCCCTCTCTCGATTAAATTTGATGATGTTAGAATATCTTCTTCTTTTGCAGTCATATACTTGACTTCTATTTTTCCACTACTTAACGGACTATCTTTTGAATATAGTAACCCCTTTGAAGGTAACGATAGTTCTTCAGTAGGGAAATCGTACTGATTATCAGCCATTATTATTTCTCCTATGAAATGTGTTTAAAACCATTATACTTATAACTATTATGTAACTTTCGAAAAAACGAATTTATTTTTTGAATACTTTTTCAGCTCCTGCGATTCCAAATGAACCTAAAGTAGTGAATAGAAAAGAATTGTAAACAACATCGTTAATTACTAAATCTTTACCCATTATACCTGTTACAACATCTGCACCTGCAAACATTACCATTATAGCAAAAGCACCGAACCCTATGATTGATTTTTCATTGAACTCATTATCATCTTTAAAGATATCTTTAAACGCCATTATGTTTTCCTTATAGTTATTAGAACGAGAGTACTGCGTAATCGTAACGTAGTGTTAACGATATATCAGCAACATCTGTTCCATTAGCAAAATCTAAATCATTGAAGTTTGCTGTTTGAATGAAAGCACCATGTAGTACCCATTCTTCAACCTTATCACCGACTGGTCCTAAAAGATTGAAACGAACTTCTTTTTTATAAAAGTCTGCATATCCATCACGACCTGTTACTGATTCGTGATGTAATCTTACCCATTCCATTACTGCTTGTGCTCCACTTGGAACGATTGGGTCATATAGAGTAATTTCTAATGGCTCCCAAGTACCTTTACCTTTAACATATCTTTTTACATTGATATGATTAAGTTCGATTTCTTCAAAAGTAATCTGTGGTCTATTAGCTGTCTTTACGAAATAAGATGGTATCCCATCAATATACATAATGAACCTATTCTTTGTTTTCGGTTCAAATGCTTTAAAAAAGATTTCATCTGTTGTTAATATGTCGGCCATTGCCTATCTCCATTTAAATTAGTGCTGTTTTTTTCTTCGATAATAAATATCAGGTTATTAAAAAATGTGTAATTTCTTATATCATTCTTTGAAGTTTTATTGAAGTTTTTTGAAAATAATCCTTGACTTGTATAGTATTTATGTCGTATATTTAGGTATAAGAAATGGGAGATAAATAATGAAGTGTGATAAATGTAAAAAAATCAAAGCTGTTATTAAGTATAATGGTGGGAACTATTGTACTTGGTATTGTGTGAAGAGTAAATGTCTTACTCCACCAAATATCGGTGGTGAAGCATTATATCTGAAATTGGGTAGAGATAAAGAGAACCATGATTTTGATATGGCTATGAATGGTATAGAAATTTATTAAAAAAAAATAAAAAAACACTTGACTTATATGGCGAAATGGCCTTATATTAGAGTATCAAATAAAGGAATTAAAATATGATTAAGATAAAACAACAAATTAGGGGATTAAATTCACTTTCAGAACTGAATGAATTATCTTCCTATATTAATGAGTGTAAGACTATGATAGGTAAAACTTCATTGTCTGTAGGTTCTAAGGTTTGGGTTGTTCAAAAGACAAAGAAAACTGAAGGCGTTGTCACTAAAATGAATACCAAGAAAGCTTTGGTTGATATGAATGGTAGGATTTATAGTGTACCATTTTCAATGTTAGAACTAATGTAATTATATTAGATTCGTGGGTTGCCGATATACTACGATAATTTGGAATCGGTATGGGTTATGTAGTGTTTCACGATATTAGAAACAACCCTTGTGAGTTAGGTGGTTAAACTCTCAAAATTTATTCATTGGACCTCCTAAAAAGAAAAACCCACAGTCATTTAAGATTGTGGGTTTTTCGTATAAGCGATTTTATAAGTTAAACTTACTCAGGAAATGCTGCACCTGTTGGTTGAATTACAAAGTCAAGTACAATGAACTCAGCAGTTCGTGTAGGTTGGATAAATATCTGTCCTACTAACTGGTTTCTATCAACAACATCTGGTGTGTTGTTAGAATCATCCATTACTACTTTAAATGCACTTAAACCACTATTTGATTGAACACTCGCTAAGAAAGGATTAACGATTCCTAAGAATCTATTTCTTGTTGCGGATGTGTTTTGTTCAAATACTAAGTATCTTGATGAAGAAGCAATGAACTTACGAAGTCTGATTAACAATCTTCGTACATTGATTCTATCAAGTGCACTTGGTTTACCTTGTAGTGTTTTCTGTCCGAAAACTACAACACCTTGACCTGGGAATGAAGCGATTGGATTCAAACGACCTTCATACAAATCATCTCGTTCTGTATGTGTTAGTCGTGTTTTTGCTTCCAATACTGAACTCAATCCACCTCTGTTTAAACCAGCAGGAGCGAACCATTCGTGTGCTACTGAGTCATTAAATGAAATGACACCTGGTAGGACAACTGATGGCGGAACCCACATTGGTTTATTCTTTACTGAATCAAGTATCTTGACCCAAGGATAATATACACCAGCATAATTCGAATCGATAGTTTTGATATCGTTTATCGCATTTGCTACACTTCTACCCCATCTTGAACCATCCATTACATAAAAAGCATCAGCGCGAGCTTCAATTTTCGATATAGCATGGTTTGAAACGGAATTGTGATATTCGTGTATAATACCAGGTGTTACCATTAAGTTAATATCAAACTCATCTGGGTTTGATACCGCATTAATTGCTCGTTTGTACGCGATTGAACCACTAGCAGTAGTACCACTACAATCTAAACCTTGTTGGTTTGTTGCAGAAATATCATTACCAGTTGCTTTCAATACAGTCGGGTCATCTCCATCGAATCCATGCTGAAAAGGAATTATAAATTTTCTCTGAGCTTTCGCTGATAGAGCTAATGTAATTGCCTCTGCTGCTGTAGATTCTTGAGTATCTCCAATTGTTGTTGCATCCGCATGTCCTAACATATTCTCTAAACTGAACACTGCATTATTACCAGTACCAGCACTTGCAGGTATTGGTGAAAGGAATGCTTTATTATCAGTATTTGAGAAATCCCAACCATAGTAAACATTTTGGTCAAATACACCGAGTGTGTTAGTTTGTTGTGAAACAAAACTTGCACTTGGGATTTGTGTAGTACCGAGAACTGGGTTAGAAGCTGCTGCAAATCCATGTGGTAATAAATCTGATGCTATTCCCTCAAGATTTGAAGAGTAATCACTTAGATATACATGAACTGATTGATTTGGCCAATCACCATTATAGGTAAGTTTGCCTTCTGTATCAATTGTTACATATCTATCACCAATTGCTCTTGGTACAAAGTTTACTGAATCAGGGTCAAAGCTAAGATTAGTGAACTCTTCTAAAACTTCACCATCATTGTTTTCGCCTGGATTGTTTCTTAATACACGGAGTGCAAAAGAACCATAATCAGAACCTGGTACATTAGCTGCTGTTGTCAAATCTGCTACTGCAATTTTGAAATCATCATTTACATTCGTACCATGCGAACGAGTATTAACTTTAAATAAATTTTTTCTAGCTCCACCACTTAATTGTGATACAATATAAGGTGTTGTTGCTACTTTGTAATCGTGAGTAAAATCATCACCATTTGCTTCTGAAGCTGAGACTAAACTCATACTTACATTAGCATCAAATCCATTACTTGAATGGAATTTTTTGAATGATTTATACACATATACATTTGTATTCGTTGTTTGTGGGTCTGTACCGAATACTTTTTCGATATAATTATCAGAACCCGTTTGGAAACTAATTGTTTTTGCAGCTGCACTACCTAATGTGATAGCACCCCCTACAAAATCAGCTCCCGCTGCTAAAGATGCACTCGTTGCACCACCTAAATCCAACGTATTACTTAGTCTTGATGGTTTTAAAACTGCTGCAGTATATGTTCCGAGTGAACTTGATAAGTTAACTCTAATTGCAGAATGTTTATATCCACCGATTCCTAATACACGAACTATGGTGACGGTCGGAGCATTCTTTATATATTCTTGGACGGTATATGGTACATAAAATCGAGTATCTAAACCACCAAAGATATTTTCAAATTCCGAAAAACTTGTTACTTGTGTTGGTACAAACGCCGGACCTTTAACTGTCGGTCCAATGATTGCAGCTCCAATATCAGCAATACCTTGTGGTAGGAAAGATAAATCTTTTTCTCTTGTAAATACACCTGGTGAGACTATTCTCTCGGCCATTGTTATTCTCCTATTTATTGATTATTTGTCATAGATAAAACTATACACTATATAAGTATAAAGCTAAATCACCAAACGATATCAGCTTAGAGAAATTTCTTAACTATTCGGTGTAAATTCACCAGTACCGATATCTAAATTACCAGCACCATACTTGTCGTTAAGTTCTTTTACTAACTCTTGTTCATTTTGTTGATTTTCAGCATATCTGGTTTCTAATTCTATTTCAGTTTGTTCTAAACCATCCAGTTGTTGCTGTAATAATATTTTACGAACTTTAATAACACCAAAATCACTTTGTATGGTATTGTATGAAGTGCGTAAAGTTTCAAGGGATTTTAACTCATCCTCTGAAAATACTATTTTTGTTTTATCCGCTTTTGTTTGCTTTTCAGCCATATCATAACTCCTTTATTAATATGTTTAATTCAGTTGTATATAAATATAAATGTATAACTCTAAATACTACTTTTTTTGCTTTAATCTTCTCACTGCACTTGCAAGACGGGTCATTTTTCTATTAGAGCTATTTTTTTCTTCTAAAAGATTTTCAAGGTGGTCGACCTTTTGATTTAATTCCTTGATTCCCTCAACTAATAATGGAATTATCTTATGATACTGAACACCCTTGTAACCAGTATCTCGGTCGGAAACTGCAGATGGTAAAATGGCTTCAATTTCTTGAGCAATAACTCCAACATCTTTTCCTGAATAAATGTCTTGTTTTTTATTCCAATCAAAATCATAACCACCAATTTTCTGTAACTTTTCTAATGGATTTCCTATGTAGGTTATGTTATCTTTTAACCTCTCATCAGATGAATTGAAAGCAATGATATCACCACTGGCTCGTATGGTTGAACCACTTATATCAGATTCAGTCCATATAACTCCAGATGCAGTTACTTCATTTAAATGGGCACTTGAACCCGATACTACTACTTTTTTCCAGTTTGGCATTTAATTCATCTCCTTATGGTTGGTTACCTTTCGGCCCACTTCCTATTGTCGCCAAACAATAGGCCAATAAAGTTATTCTTTAATAAAAAGTTCACCATCTTGTTCTTTAATTTCTTGTTGAACCTTTTCTATATTCTCTTTTACTACATCCTTAGTGCTTTTAATTGTCTTAACTACAGCACCCTTTCGGTTTAACAATTGATATTGAGATTTTAATTTATTAATCACATCCATTGCAATACCAATATGTTTACCTGGAATCATTCCATTTTTAATCAATTCAAATAAAAATTCAATTTCATCCTTTTTAAACTTTGCTACTTCATTAACAATAGTTTTTACTTCTTTCGCTCTTATCGCCATATAACCTCTTTTATTTATTATTTATTAACTATAAATCCAAATCTCACCATCATTAGTGTTGACATGCATCATTCCAATTCTATCTCCTGCTGCTGTTCCAAAATCTGATGGAGTAGCACCTGGTGATGTTGCAGAACCACTAACCGAAACAACATATTGTCTTGGTGTGATTGCTGTAGCATCGTGAGCAGTGTCATCTTCTTTGCTTAATCCCCATCTCTTAACACTATCATCGTATCCGATTGCTGTACCAATACCATTTGCACCAGTTCCGATTATTAAACCACCATCTCCACTCGTTGAACCACTTGAAGCGTAGATAAATCTATCTGCAACTCTCAAGTTTGTACTATCGATTGTAGTCAATGAACCATTTACATCCAAGTTACCACTAATAGTAACTGCACCAGTTACATCTACACCCGTCGCAGTTACACTAAGAATCTCTGAATTATTAATCTTAGTATTAACCTCATTAGTAGTTGAGAAATCAACATACTCTTGTGATGCTGCTGAACCAACTTTTAAAGCCGTATTGTATATCGAAGTAATCGTTGTTTGAGCTGCTGTTACAGCAACATCATTAGCATTTGCAGTTATACCATTACCACCAATTACATTCAACACTCCACTCGTGGCAGTTGTTCCTGCTCCCGCTAATCCTGTGGCTACACCATCGGATAGATGAGCATCGTCTACCGCACCTGCGGCTAACTCATCACTATCTACTGCATCATCTGCCAAATGTTCATTATCAATACTACCTGCTGCATAATGGGCTGAATCAATAGTGTCGTTAGCAATATAAGTTCCTGTTAAAGCTGTTCCATTCCAAACTCCTGTTGCTATTGTTCCAAGTGTTGTAATTGCGGTTGAACTTCCAATATCAAGTGCGACTGGGTCGGTTGTTCCATCACCTATTAAGATTTCTCCATCACCAAGAACGGCAGTTGCTGTAATTGCACCAGTTCCACTACCTAATAGAACTCCACCATCTGTGAATGTGGAAGCTCCTGTACCACCATGAGCAACTGCAACATCGGTTGCTTCCCAAGTACCAGTTGCTATTGTTCCAAGTGTTGTAATTGCGGTTGAACTTCCAATATCAAGTGCGACTGGGTCTCCACTTCCATCACCTATTAAGATTTCTCCATCACCAAGAACGGCAGTTGCTGTAATTGCACCAGTTCCACTACCTAATAATATACCACCATCAGTTAATGTACTTGCACCTGTTCCACCATCTGCTACTGGAACATCAGTTCCACCAGCACGATAAATAATGTTACCCTCTACATTTAAATCTCCAGCACTTGCTCGTGTTACTGTCGTATCACTTGCAGCACCAATATTTACTCCTGTAAATTGGGGGGAAGCATCACTTGTAACATCTTGGTTAATTGTAGAATTTGCTTCAATGGTTATTGTTTTCACACCATCAACTCTGTTCTGTCCAATCGTAGTACCATAAACTGCAGAACCACTAATAGTTCCTGTATATGTTCCCGTAGCACCACTAATAGTTCCAGTCGTAGTTATTGCTCCACTACCAACATCAATGGAAGTGAATCCACTTGTAATGCTACCCGCATCCAAAGCTCCGACTGTAGTTAGGTTACTTAATGTATCAATAGCGGATTCTATAGTTGCTTCCGTTGTTGCGTCAATTGCATCTATATTATTCAAGGAAGTGGTATTACCACCAGAAAATATACTCGTTGTTCCGAGTACAATATCTCCACCAGCGACTGTTAAATCACCGATTGTTTTTACGTTCCCTGTAGCATATATATCAGATGATGCACTCACCACCGAAAATTCTGGTGATGAACCTGATACTACTACTTTTCTCCATTGTGCCATGTTGTTCTCCTAATTGGACTTTTAATTATCAATTATAAATATTAGATTGGTGAGTTTTCGTACCCTAAATACCATACTGAACTACTATAATACATTCCACCCTTTTGTGGTGTCGGTATTGAAGTAGATTCCCCTAATATTATTACTTTATTATCTATCTGTATAGATATTTCATCACTACTATTTTTTAGTGTGAATAAATTGTCTGGGTTGTTAGCCCTAAACTCGAAGTTAGAACCAGTAACTTGTAAACCTGTTGCTGCTCCACTACCACTCGTATTAAAGGTTACTCCATTATAGGTGAAACCATCTGTCAAACTTAGTGAATCTATGTTTGCAGTTCCATCTATATGTAAATCTTTCCATTGGAAGGTTGAACTTCCCAAATCCATAATATCATCTGCGGTAGGTGTAAGTGAACCACTAATACTAACACTACCTGTAAATTGGTGTGTATCATCTAAACTATCACCGAACCTTGTTGAACCACCACTTAGTGAACCACTAAGATAAAATGAACCAGTCAATCGTGGATTCAGTTGTTTACTATCTATTAATGCCATGTCTTATCTCTTCTTGTTTACGTTCTTCCCACCAATTCTGTATTGAATTAGAAATCTTTTTCTTATGTTGGATAGTCTTTGGTTGTTTCATCTTTTCAATCGTATCCAACGTTAACTTTCTATCAGATTGTGCACACGATTTACACACACTATTATTACCAACTGCTCTATCAAAAGCATCTTTTCTTGAATATGTTAACATCTTAGTACAAGATGGACATTTTCTATTTTTTCTATCCTTAACACTTCTTTTTCTCATACTAATAAATATCAAACAATGGTAAAACCAATGTGGGAATCTCTATATTTATGAATTAAATTTTCCCCAAGCAACCACTTCATCACCACTTACCAGATTAAATCCTAACGATGTAGTATTTATATGGGTTAAAAATTTAGAACCACTTTGTTCTATTGTTAATGCATCTGGTTCCATTAACATACCATTTAAAAAGAATTGAAAATCATTTTTTGTTGTAGTTGTTAATGTACTTACTGATGCGGTAACTGCAGTAAATGAGGCAGTTGAATTTGTCATCGTTCCCGATTTTGCAAAATTCTTTCTAAGGAAAACACTATTAGGCCCTGAAGCACCTAACACCCCTGTGTATGCTGCTGCTTCTGTTACGAGTGCAGTACTACTCCCATCACTAAAATCTGAATTATTACTTATGGTATCTATCTCAACACCATTAACACTCATTGAACCACTAATAGAATAACTACCAGTTATATTATGTACATCATCGAGTGTATTACCGAATGTTGTACTACCACTTTGGTGTATTGTGGTTACTGATGAACCACTAAAATTTGATGCTCCATATGATACCGAACCAAGTATTGTTACATCATCTTCATGTGTATAATTCTCACTAACAACAAGGTCATTTGTAAATGCTATTGTTGAACCTGATATAAACCCATATCCCAATACCATATTTTGAGTACCGGCATTATTAGGAATAATAAATGTTTGAGTTTCATCAAGATTGGTTTCGTTAAAAGTTACATTGGAACTTGTGGCAACAGTCTGCCCTATACTTAATTCGTTTATTGCCGGCAATAACCCATCCATCTCACCATCAAAGGATGATGTGAAACCTGTTCCATCTGATATTGTTAATGGGTTTTTAAATGTAAATAATGGCATCTATTACCTTATGAGTTAAATTTACCTACCGATATAATCTCATCATCACTTTCTAATTCATATCCGATTCCATCTGTATCTACTTGTAGTAAAAAAGATGAACCACTTTGTTGAATTGTTATTGCATCGTGTTCCATATATTGCCCGTTGATAAAGAATAGGAAATCATTTTCATCTGTTGCAGTTACACCAGCTGGTGCAGATGCAGTTACAGCAGTAAACGATGCAGTTGCAGTATTAAGAATAGATGTGGTAGATTTATAAAATTGTTTTCTTAAATAATCTTGGGTATCTTCTACATTACTTGTTGTAAATGCTTTTAATGCTGCTTCAGTTACTAATGTAGTTGTACTTTGGTCTCCTAATGTACTATCATTAGATATTTCATTTACACTATATCCATTTAAACTAAACGAACCAGTTATGTTTACACTACCAGTTCTGTGATGATTATCATCGATGGTATCTCCCAACTTAGTAGAACCACTTTCAAATAATATACTCGAAGAAACATAGGTTGTTTTAAATTCTTTTGCAGTTAGTGTACCTAATATTGTGGTATCACCTTGTACAGTCATGTCTCCACTTGTAGTTAATGAACCTGTTATATTTACACTACCACTAATACCAGTGTAGGAATAGACTGTCGGATTACCAAATATTAATGAACCAGCAGTTATCTGATTAAAGGTTACATTTGATGTAGTACTAACATCTTGACCTATTGAAATTGTTTGTGCTACTGCTTGTGAACCATCAAATGTTGCACCATTATTACTTAATGTAACACCTGTTCCTGCTTGAAATGTTAATCCATTTGATACCGCTATGGAAAATATATCTTGTACTGGTGTTGAAATGGATACCCCACCACCTGGTCCAACTGCAGAGATTTCTGCTGAACTCTTCTCAACATCCATATTGAATATAATCTTTTTAGGTGTGAGTTGTTTTCTTGTAGTTATTAAACTATTAAATTCTTTGGGTATAATATACCCCATTAATTGAACACTAAAATTAGTCTTTACTATTCGTTCACCAGCATCCAATTCACTTGCATCTGTAAAGGTTTCTATTCTACTTTTGAATTTCATCTTACCAGGTTCACCCCAATAAGCACCATCCGTATAATTTATCTTTTCTACAATTGCATTCATCTGTTCAATATATGAAGTCCAAATAGTAAACTCGTAACTCAATATCATATAATCTGGTATAACTACATTGTAATATTCTTTATTTGGTGTTTCACCGACAGTTTTTGAAAATTGGTCGTAACGATTATTTTGTGAATATTTCTGTTGGAATGTTTGAAAATTGTGTGGTTTGTTTGCATCCATCTTATCAATAGGTATATTTTCATTTCTCTCCATACCTGTTCTACGGAATACAATTGCTGGTGTAATTAATTGTTGTCGTTTATCTCTCATAAACCCCTGTTTTTGTATAGAAAACCATCTCTCTGGTGATGCATACATAACTGGAACTTTGATTGTTTCTTTATTTTCTACGACATTAGGTTTAATTACTTCATTGAAATAGTACATGATTGCACCATCAATATCCATAATGGTATTTGATATGTTTTGTACCTTATCATTATCTCTTCGTATCTCATTACCTCTATTGTAATCATCGCGGATTGCAACCGAGTTCAAATCTCTACGAACTTTTCTTGGTATAGGTTTACTTCTTGCCATTAAAACGCCCTTGTTTGTTCAATATTTAGTGAACTTATTCTTGTTAAGTTTGCTGTACATGAGATTGTCCAATTTTTATTAAAATCTCCTGCAACTAATTGGTTCTCATTCGTACCATTTATTTCAAAATAACCTAAGTTCCAACTGATAACATCACCAATATCAGGCCTGAAACTAACATCAATTAACATATCTCGTTGAAAATGTATTGTTATATTTTGTCCCGCATCGGGTCCAAACTCATTTGATTCCCAATTGAAATCTTCTGCCTCTATGATACACGATAACTTAATTCCTGATTCATAAGTTTTACCCTCACCTGCTTCACCATACATATTTGTTGTTGTATCATATAATGAAACTCTGTAAAGTATCACATCTTGACCAATGATTCCCTCTGTTCCATCTTTGAGATTTCCCACGAGTTCATCGTTGAATCGTTTAGCTAAGTTTGTGTCTCTTGTTGGCCAATATCTACTTGCCATTTGATTATCCTATATAAATTGGGTAAGGAACTTTCTTTAACTTCTCTTGTAAGTTGTCGGAAACTTCTCTATCAGCTTCTAATAATGCCTTATTACTTGTTTGGTCTAACATTTCTCTCAATTGTTCTATCAATTGTTCTTTTTCTGCAGCTGCTTCTGCTCTCAAAGTATCTCCATCTAATGAGACTTCTGAACCTGGTATGGGAATACTCCCATATTTTCCCCTAATCATACCCAATAACTCTTTTGATAATGACATCCCATACTTTCTAATCCATTGTTTACCAACATCGTTGATATTAACATATTTCATATTATCATATGGTGCATTACTAATATCTGATATAGTATCGTTAGAACCACTATATCGTGTTCGTAATGCGTTATCTCTATCCGTTACCTTACTCCACTCTAACCATAGTGAACCTGTTGCGGTACTTGTCCATCGTGGGAATATTCGTAATTTGTTATTAACTATTTCAAATGAATGTCCAGATTTTCTAATTTGGTCATTAAATTCTATTGCCTGTACTCTAAGTAAATCAGCAAATACTGGTTGTAATACAAACGATATTGCTGGTGATTTACCACCAAAGCCAAACCCATCTAACATATTATTTGTTTGATTTCCAGTTCCAGCGTAAGGGTCAAAGTACCTTGTGATTGCTGGATTAGCTTCGTGAAATACTCTCTTAACTTCGATTGGACCACTACCACTGGTGTCTGCTATTAATTCATTTAAATCATAATCTTGTGAACCACTCGTGAGTGTAATCTTATTTTTATAAACTTCTACCTGTCCACCTACACCTGCTTCACTTCCATAGGTTTCTGATAAGAATATCTGCTCACCCATAGTATTAGATAATCGTTTATGTGTATAATTAGAACTTGTTGATTGTCCCTTTAAACTTAATAAATTATCTTTAATATTAAATTGGTTTACTTGGGCAGAATATTCTGTAATACTTTCTTCAAAACATGCATAAAATTGTAAATCTTGTATTTCAACTGCGGTTATTGGATAACCCAATCGTTTCGCACACCATGATGCAAATTTTGGTGCATCTGATTGGAATGTAGTATCAGTATCATAAAACCCAAATGGTGTTGATTCACTTACTGCCGAACCACTCCCTGGCCATATTGGTTCTTGTGCCATATAAATTCTCCTATAGATTGTTTAGAACTCTGCAATAATAAATATCAACGCATAGAAAAAGGGATGAAAATATCATCCCTTTTTCAGGTTGTGTGGTATTAATAAACACCACTTACGACTTTAATCTAATTAATAAATTAATTAAACTAAGTTTATGTCTGCGACCGTGACTGTTCCGTAATATTCTGGACGAACCATTTTCTTAGCGTAACGTGTCATTACCCCTTTACGTGGTGTAAAGTTTTTAGGGTCATAGACAAGTGGTGTCATAATTAATGGAACATACGGAGCATAAACCGCACCGGTTTCAAGGAAATTACTTCCTCGGAAACCACATAGGATTTTGTTCTCTAGCATGTAAGGGTTCTTATAGACAGTATATCTGTTATTAAGAGCTCCTACTTTTTGTACGCCCATTGCGAAAGATGAATTAGTAGCATCACCATTCGTATCAGCAGCATATCCAGGAATAGACTCTATAATTGTAGCAGTTTCAGGTGATACCACGATGAAATTTGCTCCGCCTCTTAGAGTTTTTTGATGAATTGCGTTAGATACTGATTGGATTTTGTTACCCAATGTCTGGAACCAAGTTCCTTTTGTGTAAGCAGATGCGTTAGCAGCTGTTTCTTCGAAAAGACCTGTTGCAGAATTGTATTCATTACCAACTTTTGCTGACCATTTTTCTGCTTTAGCAGAAGCGTTAGCAAACAACATATCAAGAATTTCCAAATCAATTTCCATTGAAATGTATTCACTTAATAGTGCTGTTAATTCAGCTTCAGCATCAACTGAATGATAAGCATTTAAGTCTTGAGCAAGTTCTGGAGTCCAGACTGCTTTTAACTTACGAGTTTTCGCGATAATCGGAATACTCTTTAATGCAATATCTAATTCAGGAATATCAATGTCACCCTCTGGGTTAGCATCTATATTTGCTGCTGTTGCTTCAAAGTCAGTTCTATCATAATTCTGACCTTTAACTTTATGGTAAGAAACGACAACATTTGCTATTGCAGTTGCTACGTCTTTTCTTACGATAAAAGTTATTCCGGATGTAGATGAATCATAAGTAGTGTAAGCTGGGAATATTTCATCGAAGCCTGAACCACTAATTGTGAATGCACGAACACCATCTGAGTCGAAATCACTTAATCCACCAGTGTGGATTGTTACTTTTGCCAAACCATCATCAGCTAAATAGCCAGTTGATATGGATGCGGATAAGTCTGGTTCAAAATCAACATCACCCCAGGCAGCAGAACCAGTAGTAAAATTACCACTTGATAATGCTGCAGCTGCAGCTTGAACACCAGAATCGGTGTCGTTGATTGAATATCCAAATTTACCAGCGCCGTATAAACCGCCAGTTGCGTCTACGTTTGAACCTGATGTGTTACCATGTACATCAGCATTATTTGTATGGTTATCTGTTTGTGCAGTACCATATTTAAAGTCAAGATAGAAAATCAGACCTGAAGGTAAATTCATTGGCTGAACACTAACAAATTCTTGAGCAGCAAGCTCCCCAAAAATTCTTCGAACTAAAGGAAGTGCAACACCTGACCACTCTTCTGAGTTTGCAGATGTACCAGTTCTTGAGGCTTCATCAATTAATTGACGAGCTTGATTCTCAAGCAGTACTGCCATTCCATTTACTTCATGTTCTTTGCCCATGCCTTCTAAAAGACCTGTTGGCTCCCATTTCTTGACCAATTTGCGAGTTTGTTCCAATAGTTGTCTTTGTGGATTATAACCATCCATCAAGTTTTCTATTGTACTTAGTTTTTTACTCATTATTGTGTCTCCCAATAGTATTAAAGTATGTTAGCTAACTTTTGAAAACGATTCTTCAAATCACTACCTTCAGATATTACATCTTTAGATGGTTTTGTTGAAGCGACTGTTTTCGAACTTGAACCTTTTGATTCCTTAATAGGTTGAGCTTTACGACCTTGGAATGATTCTGCAAGTGTAGAATACACAAGTTTAATCTCTCTAAGATTTGCTGCTCTATCAAAAGTTTCAACAACTTTCATTTTCTGTTCGTTGGTTAGACCAAACGCACGGAAAAGTTTGTTGGAAAACAATAGTTTCGCATTTAATAGGTTAACTTCATTTAGTTTTGAACGAAGATATTTTACAACATCTCTATGTTCCTTAATTTCTTTCGAAAGCTTCTTCACTTCCTCAACCGAATCTTCTTCATCTTCCTCTTCAGATAATGCTCTAAGAACTTCTTCTAAATCAATATCTTCATCGACGTCAGCATCTTCGTCAGCATGTTGTTCAGCTTCAGGTGCGGTTTCTTCCTCACCCTCGTCTCCAGCTTCTTCATCTGCCCCCTCACCTTCTGGTGCTTGCGCGCCAGTTTCGGAAGAGTCATTTGAATCGTCATCAACAGCATTATCATCTTCTCCGATATCAGATGAATCTTCCAAGTCCTCATCGACTGGTTCTTCATCTTCTTCTTCTTTGATGTCTGCTTCTAATTCTGCAAGAATAGATTCTAAATCAAGGTCGTCCTCATCTTCAGCTTCTTCAGATTCTTCTACTGAATCATCTTCATCTGCTTCTTCTTCGGATTCTTCCACTGCATCTTCAGATTCTTCTGCATCGTCTACTTCTTCACCTTCAGTTGAAACTGGCTCTTCAGCCGCTTCTTCATCATCAGGAACTTCAGCTTCTTCTACAGCAGCATCTTCATCAGCATGTTGGTCATCAGCAGGGGCTTCTTCAGCTCCGTCTGGTGCGTCATCTTCTTCGTAAGTTTCTTCAACTCCATCTTCAGATTCATCATCTTCGATTTCGTGTTGAATTTTCTTCGACAACATTGATTTAAGTTGTGGTGTGAATGCTTCTTCAAGTGCCATTTTAGCGTTTGCTAATGCAGTTTCTCTAACTGCTTTTGCGTCGGCAATGGCTTCTTTTAGTAAATCATCCATTTTGTTTCTCCATAATTGGATTTCAGTATTGTTATTAGGAACAATAATATGATTAGTTTTAATCAGGGTACACTTTATGTTGTATTGAATAATACGAAAGTGTATTTAGTTTTATATAAATATACAGAAACTAAAAAATATGCACATAAAGTGTGTATTATTCAGTTTCTTTTTCTTTTAATACTTTATACTTGTTTCTTAAAATAGCTTTTTTCTTTCTCTCTCTAAGAATATCGGATTTCTTACTATAGAATGAACGGTCTCTCAATTCTATCATCAACCCACTTTGCTTTACTTTTTTCTTAAAGATAGCAATTGCTTTTTCTATCGGTTGTCCTTTTCGGACTTCTACTTTTATCAATATAACCTCTACTTGTTAATCTGTTTCATTATCTGCTTTGTAATTTTTGTCCACATAATTAAAAAACGCTTTTTTCTTATCATCATCTAATTCATCTGGTGAACTAATTCCAAATTTTTTCATTGCTGCTTGAAAGAACACATCATAATCGCCCTCTTTTATATCAGCACCTTTTATATTTTTTAAACCTCTTTTAATCATAGCATCTTCTTGGTCTGCTTGTGGTTCTTCTTCATGTCCTGCTTCGTGGTCTTCGTCTCCACCATCTAATTCAAAGTATCTACCAAGAACGTGTCCCATATCTTCATACAATCCACCCATTCGTTGTTGTAGGGAATTGGATTCTTTTGCAATCTTACCAAATGATTTTGATAAATTAGTTAACTCTTTCATATTACGATTGACCGTAACTTTATCAAACCAATCATCCGTTTCACTTAGTGTATATGATTTTGCATTAGTTGCAATTTCGGAAAGCTTTTCAGCAATCTCTTTTAAATTATTTGGATTACTAAATACTTTACCATATTCTGTGAATTGTGTCATAGATTCTTGTACTTGTTTAGCGGAAACCTTTTCAGAACTCCCATAGATATCTTCTACAATATCACTTAACCCTGTATGTGTTCCACCACCTATTGCGGGTATGGAAACTACTCCACCCACGAGTGAGAAACTTTCATTTAATATATCTTTTAATTTGGCCATTACATTCTCCTTTGTCGGTAATAAATATCACTATCTTCGCTTTTTACCACCTAAATATTTACGAAATCTTTTTTCTACTTTACTCCACAAAACATTCAACATTTCAGGTACTCCTGCACTTACATCACCAGCTTTCTTACCGCCGGATTTAATTGCACGAATCATATCCATTGCATCATACTTACCATCCTTAACACTACCTAACATTATACTGATTGATTTCTGTGAAGCTTTATTTAATTCTGTTCCCATCTTCTTTACATCATCTTCTGCAAAGCTTTTAGCTTCTGTATTAGAATACTTCATCATTGCTGGATTAAACTTTCCCTTTGGTTTAGGGTCTGTATATCCATCTAACTCTACTAATACTTGTACTAATTCATCGAGAGTATCTACATCATCTTCGCGTAATCTCCAATCTTTCCACTTTGTATTTATATTACGGATTGTATCGTGTTTCATTATCGTTTCCTCTTGTACATAGTAATTTTTCTTTTCATCGTTGATGATGATAATTCTTTGTTTGCATTAACTAATGCATCAACAAATCCCATAAGAACCCCATTTCGTTTCAGTATGTATTCGATATTTTCAACATCACCCTTTTTAGCTTTTTTAGCTAAATCTATAAACTTTCGTGATAAACTATCTTGTAGTGTCTTTAAATTTGTTACACCATATCCTTGAATAACTACTTGTGGATTCTTTGGGTCAAACTTTCCATCTTTCATATCTTGAGATACATTGTAAAGACTTTCATTTTTAAATTCTTCTTTTTTAAATGCAAAACCACCACCAGTAAATACTTTACCCATTTCCATATTTTCATTCAACTTTGCTGAACAACAATCTTCATCACAAGAACACTCTTCCTTTATTAATTCCGTTAATTTTATCATTAAAATGCTCCATTGATTGCATCATAATCACTAAATTTCTTTTTAGCAAATGCGAATAGTTTTTTGTCTAATGCATCTCGGGCAATATTTGTTTCATTTGCTCGTCTTAAATAATCTTGAACTATATTAAGTCCTTCATACGCTTTCAATAAATTTTTATCTACTTCTTTTGCTAAAGTCATTCTAGCTTCTGTATGGGCATTTCTATCAGTAAGTTGCTCTATTTTATTAATAAGAGCTCCACCAAGTTCTTTCTTTTCTGTTAGAATCTCTTTTAATTTTAACATTATAGCTTATGCATCAATCGTTTAATTTGTTTTAAAATCTTAGCAGTACCTTGGGCATTTTGAAATACACCATAATCTGCACCAATCTTTACCAATTCATCAAGCTGGTCTCTTAAATCATATTTCATTTCTTTCCACAACTTATCACTAATATCATAGACTTTGTATTTTTTCCAACCCGTACTGATTTCGTTTAACGGAGTGTTTATTTTACCACCACCGATTCGTTTAAAAGTTTCTTTCATGTTACTCATTTCATTCTCCCAAAAATTTTAGTTAATCTTTCTACCATCTCAATTACTCCTGGTAGACTCCGATGATATTTTTCTGCCCACTTTTCTGGGTTTCTAATTTTTTTCAATGAACCCTCAAGTTCTTCAAGTGCATAATTTATAGCTTTACCAGCATCTTCCTGGTCAATATATTTTAATTCTAATAATTGTTTTAATTTAATCATCTTGAACTCCCGCCAATTCTATTAAATTCTTTTTTAAAATCCATTATACTTTTCTCCCTAATAATTTTACCCATTGGTCGTGTTTCATTGAAACTGAGTTAGACCTAATATTACCATAATTTACATTACTCTTATCCTTTATAGAAGTTGCACCAATAACTTTAGCAGCTTTCAATCTAAAATCATTTGGTATTACATCTTTTCCAAATCTTGCTACTCTTACTTCTATCCAGGGATTGTGATTAGCCTGTTTTATAACTCTAACCTTCAATGGTACTTTAAGAAGTTTTTGCATATATGGTTTTAATTTTCTTGCGTATTTAGGATATTCTGACCATTCATCTTTTGAAATTTTTTCATTTACGGATTCTTTTAACTTAACAATCTTATAATTTCCTCTGAATTGCCAATCCAATCCATTTAATTGATTTTTTGCGTCCTTTTCAGATTTAAATTGTAATGCGTCTTTTACTTTTTTAACATCTCTGGATTTATTACTTAAATATCTATTTTTATCCTTCTTATATTGAATTACATATTTTAAGTTTCCTTCATTTACGGATTCACTTTTCATATATTTAACAAATTGTTTAGCACCTTCAATATATCCTAATAATTCTTTTTTATCCACACCTTTAAACATTTTATCTTTTATCACAATACTAAGAATAACTTTTGAATTTTTAGATTTATTTTTCATTACTATGCCATGTAATACATCTGTTTGGTCTTTATCTAAAATACCCATTCCACCTTCATTTACGGATTCTTTAACTACTCTCATTCCAACTTCGTGATATTTATCTGAATTAATTAATTTATTATAGAGAATAACTCCAGCTCTTTTAGATTTAGCTACTTTCATTATTTTTTCTTTACCTTTTTCATCAGCAACATATACTTCCCATTCAGAGTTTTTGTAATCTTCTGTAAGTTTTACTTCATTTACGGATTCCATTGTTCCATGTTTATCAATATATTTTTTTAAGTCTTTCATATTTGCAAAAGTTTTTTGTAATGCAGGTACGATAAGTGGATGGCCATCTTTACGATTTTGTCTTTTCC